TCTGTTCAGGCCGTTCATACCGTTCATACTCCCAGGACGGTCGAGCTATTATCAAAATAGTTTGAGTGGGACTCACATTTCTGTGAGCACCTCCTTGTGAGTCGCCCTCCTCCTGACCTATACTTGAATCTCAGAGTCCGCGGACCGTAGTTCACACGATGCCAACGGAAATCCTCGATGCGCCGGTGATCGAGCCTGAAGTCGTGGACGACGGGATCGAACGGGACGAGGCGGGTCGCATCATTCGGTCGCCGGGTCGCCGAAGAGGAACAAAGAACAAGAGTGTCCTTCGCCGATATGAGTTCATCGACGAAGTGATGGGTAAGGTGGGAAGCGAAGAACTCAAGGAATTTGCTCAGGCGATTCGCAAGCAGTTCATGGATGGCACAATCCCAGGGCCAGTTGCGACCATTGTGTTGCAGTGGGCTCTGGGCAAACCGAAAGACACGGTTGAGGTCGAGCATCACTTGACCATAGGACGCGTTGTTCGAGAGATTGTGGACCCAGGGCCACCTGGAACCCCAGCACTCCTACCGAAATCCTCGAACCATGATCCCTCAGACCGCTAGCCCTGAAGAAGATTACGACGATTTCCCTGAGGAGAGCTCTGAGCCGGCTCGCGAACTGCGGATCCGCACACCGCGAGCCTTCTTACCTCTCCTTCAACCAGCACGTTATAAGGCAGCGTGGGGTGGTCGTGGTTCCGGCAAGTCCCATTTCTTTGCCGAATCCCTGATCGAGCGTTGCCTGATGAATCGCACCCGAGCGGTGTGCATCCGCGAAGTGCAGAAATCGTTGGGCCAATCAGTCAAACTGCTTCTTGACGACAAGATCAAGGAGTGGGGGCTGGAGTCCGATGACGAACGGCCTGGGACATTTCGCATCCTGAACAACTACATCGCGGCTCCCTATGGTGGCGCGATCATTTTCAACGGGATGCAAGATCACACCGCCGAGTCCATCAAGTCGTTGGAAGGCTACGACATCGCGTGGGTGGAAGAAGCCCAGTCCCTGAGCCAGCGTTCGCTGGACCTGTTACGTCCGACGATCCGTAAGAATACCTCCGAGATTTGGTTTTCGTGGAACCCACGACGACCAACGGACCCGGTGGATCAATTCTTGAGGGGAGCGGGAGCCCCAAATGATGCCATCGTCGTCCAGGTCAACTGGCTGGACAATCCATTTCTTCCTTCGGTGCTTGCAAAGGAAGTCGCGTGGGACCAAGCGCGAGACCCGGACAAGTACGCGCATGTTTGGCTTGGGGAGTACGAGCGTAACAGCGAGCTTCGCGTGTTCAAGAACTGGCGGGTCGAAGAGTTCGAGACCCCGGCTGACTCCATGTTCATGTATGGTGCGGACTGGGGTTTCACGATCGACCCGTCAGTCCTTGTACGGTGCTATGTGGGTGTCACCGAAACGAAGCTCGATGGCCAGGTGCAATACGGACGCACCTTATTCATAGACCAAGAGGCCTACGAGGTCGGCGTCGAGATCGATTACTTGGGTGATCTGTTCGATCGGGTCCCGGATTCGAAGAAATGGCGGATCACAGCCGACTCTGCGAGGCCCGAAACGATCAGCTACATGAAGCGACATGGCTTCCCCAAGATGGATTCGGCCGTGAAAGGCGCGAACAGTGTGAAGGAAGGCGTGATGTTCCTTCAGAACTTCGACATCGTCGTGCACCCACGCTGCAAGCACACGATCGACGAGCTCTCGCTCTACTCGTTCAAGGTAGACCAACTGACCGGGCGACCAACTCCCGTGTTGCAGGACAAGAAGAACCACGTGATTGACTCGCTTCGGTACGCGGTCGAGGATTTGCGGTCCGGTCGTTTCACTCCGCGTGAGGCTGGCTTGTCCAGTTCCGCCACATGGTAAGCAAATCCAAGAAGAGCAACGGACACACGGAGCCGACGCCGGAAATGCGTGCGGCGATGGCCAAGCAATTGCGGGCCGCGACTACCTCTGAGCTGCTTCAGCGCTTCTCGTTCATGCGCCAGGCGGGACTGGGCTTCGATGGTGCCCGCGACTACTACGAGGTGCTTGGTTACGATCGTGTCATCACGACGAAACAGTATCGTGACGAGTATGCACGTGGTGGGATTGCGAAGCGCATCGTGGAGGCGTTCCCGAAGGCGACGTGGCGTGGTGGCGTGGAATTGTTCGAAGACGAGGACCCAGAGAAGTCTACCGAATTCGAGAAAGCCTGGGACTCGATCAACCAGCGACTCAACGTCTGGAACATCCTCTACCGGGCGGATGTGCTCGCGGGGCTGAGCACCTTTTCCGTCATCCTGATTGGAGCGGAGGGCGAGCTCGACAAGGAATTGCCGAAAGGCAATCCGGACAAGTTGCTCTATCTGACTCCGTTCCTGGGTGGTGGGAGCAGCCTGAACAACCGCAACCAGATGACGGCGATCGACACGGATGCGGCCGTTTCGGAACTCGAGATCGACACCGCGTCCAAGCGATTCGGCGAGCCGAAGACGTATCAACTGAAACGACTGGACATCACGTCGCTCAAGCTGACGAAGCCGATTCACTGGTCCCGGATCATTCACATCGCGGAAGGGTGCCTGGACGACAACATCAATGGCCAGCCCACCCTCGAGAACATCTGGAATCTGCTGCAGGATTTGCTGAAGGTCACGGGTGGTGGCGCGGAAGCATTCTGGTTGCGTGGCAATCAGGGCATGCATCTGAACATTGATCCCGCCATGTCGCTCGAGGACACGAAGAACACGGTCGAATCGTTGCGCGAACAGGCCGAGGCATACAAGCATCAGATCACGCGGTGGATGCGGACTCGTGGCGTCGAGATCAATACGTTGGGCAGTGACGTCGCGAACTTCGGTCCCTCGGCTGAAGCGATCCTGACCCAAATCGCTGGGAGCAAAGGCATTCCCATGCGCATCCTGACTGGCTCCGAGCGCGGCGAGCTCGCCAGTTCCCAGGATGCGGCGAATTTCAATACGCAAGTCTATGATCGTCGCACCGGCTATGCCGGGCCAATGATCGTGCGTCGGCTGGTCGATCGTCTCATCGAGTATGGCTATCTCCCGAAGCCCATAGAATACGACGTGAAGTGGGCGGAGATCGAGACGATGTCCGAGATCGAGAAGGCACAGGGCGCGAAGGCGTGGGCCGATGTGAATGCGGCGTCCATGGATGCGATCGGTCAGCCGGTCTACACTGGTGCAGAGATCCGCGAGCACTGGACGGGCCTGGAGCCACTCGACGATGCGGCGGTGCAGGAAGTGCTCGACGCGAAGAAGGCGCTGCTCGAAGCCACCACACCGGAACCGCCGGAACCTGTCGCGGTTCCCGCGCCCGCGCCCGCCCCCGCGAAGGAGCCATTTCCACGTGCGGCCATGAGTGGTCCGCATTCGCTGGCCAGCACACAGATTCAGTTGCCTCCTGCGCTGGCTGCGAAGATCTTCGATGTGGGCCGACAGATCCCAGACGCAGAGCTCGCGGAGATGGGCCGGGAAGACGACGCGCACATCACCGTGAAGTATGGGCTGAAGTCGGACAACGTCGAGGAAATCCGCGATGTGCTTGCTGATGCTGGCCCGATTCAAGTGACCTTGGGTCCGTTGGCCGTGTTCAGCCGACCGGAACATGACGTGCTCTATGCGTCGGTGGACAGCCCCACGCTGCACACGTTGAACAGCCGCATCGACGCGACGGTCGAGACGGAGCCATCAGAGTTTGACTACACACCACATGCAACCATCGCCTACCTGAAACCGGGCGAGGGCGCGAAGTATGCGGGCAACATGATGCTGGACGGGGAGACGGCCACGGTGTCGTCCGTGTTGTTCAGTCCGTCGCAGGGTGACCAGAAGATTCTCGTGTCCACGTTGCGGGCCGCGGAACTCAACGACCCCGAACTGCTGCGCATCCTGGCCGACGCGGAAGAATGCGGGGCGACGGAGGTCGTCGAGGCGATTCGCGCAGCCGGTGGACCGGGATCCGGTCATCACGGGCATTCCGGGCGCAAGGGTGAAGTGGGTGGCAGCACCAAGGAGGGCGACACAGGTCTCGGGTATCCCGCACCCATGAGTCTGTTCAAGACCAGGTCGTTCCAGGTGTCTGAGCTAGGTGGAGCGCGTCGTTTCATGTTGCACCCCAAGACGGGGACCGCGGTGTTTGGTGCACTAGGTCATGATCCGTCGTCCGGCACCCATGCTGAGGACTTGGCGAATTCCGGTGCGAAGGAGCCATTCGATTCGTTCGAGCGTGGCTGGATCAGTGCAGAAGATAAGGAACTGATTCTATTCGATCGCGCCGAATATCTTGCGGCCGATAACATCGAGACCATCGACGCTGAAGATCGACGATACGAAGCACTCCAGCGGTTGGTCAGCGCGGGGATGACAAAGGACTGGACGATCGCCGCGCCCGACGATGCCGGTGCCGCGAGTTTCTCGCGCCCACTCGGGCGAGCGTATCCTGAGCTGTTCAAGAAGATGCGCGGATTGGGTGGCGCGGGATCTGGACATCACGGTCACAAAGGCCGACCGGGTGAAGAAGGCGGATCCGCCAAGGAGGGCGACTCTAATGGCGCACCTCTTAACAAATCCGACGAGGCACGAATTACGAAGTGGATCAGTGCTGGTGGTGGTGAGCCGTGGAACGTGCCAACGGACAAGGCATTTCAGCGACTCCGCGATCCGAAGACTCCACAGGGCAAAGCGATGGCCGTAACGCTCGACAAGTTGCCCGCATTCGAAGGCACTGGTTTTCGAGGCATCAATCTTTCCGATGCGGAACTGGCCAAACTGTCTGAACAGAGGACGATGGTTCTGTCGAAGCACGATAGTTTCAGTACGAATCGTGGACAGGCGGAAGAGTTCGTCAACCCTGAATCACGTGTGTCCACCGTGCCGGTAGAACTCAGTTCTACGAAGGTGAAAGAAAAGCCATCGTGGCTGTATCCGGAGGGACGTATCCGGGAGGACATCAAGTGGGGTTCGAAGAAAGTCACAGCAGGACCAAAGGCGAAGACGAATGGTGTGCTGATCAAAGCGTCTGGGGTGTTCGCGGATGCTCGGGGAATCTTTGGGTCGGGTGAGGATGAGATTATCGCGAAGGCGGGGTCTCGATTTACAGTCGACAAGATCAGCAAGGTGCGGGGCACTACGATCATCCATGTGTCGCAGTCAAAGATGCGCGGTGCGGAAGGTGAAGAGATCCTGATTGATCTCGGCGGTCCGGGCAGTGGTCATCACGGACATGAGGGCCGTCCCGGGCAAGTGGGTGGGAGTAGCGCGGAGGGCGGCTCAGTCACGAACCGTAGTGGTCACGAGTTCCGGGCCAAAACTCAGGTGATGCATCAGCTCATCCCGCAGCGCGGACAGGTCCAGTCGATTGAAGACGGCAAGTTGCGCGTGCGATGGGAAGGTGGTAAGGAAGAGATCGTCTCACCGAACATGGTCATGGCCGTGAATGTTGAGACCGAGCGGAAGCAACACGAGGCGGCAGCGAAAGAGTCTTCGCGCGAGCGGGCGAAGGAAACGGAAGACGACGATTTCTATCAAGGCTTCGGTCCTTTGAGTCGGTCTGAGCCTGGGTCTGTGAAAGATCTCCCGGTCTATCGCGGCGGGGTGATCACCCACAGCGCGGAGGTCACGTATCACACCACGAATCGCGAGATGGCCGAGTCGTACGTGCAGATGTCCAACGATCGCTTCGGCGAGGGTGGGGCGTTGCACGAATCGAAGCTGACGATCGACAAGCCAGCCCCGGAAGCCGTGATCCAGAAGATCGCGAAGTCCGTGGGCATCGACAATGCGTTCTACACGCCCGCGAGCGTCTTCGATGCGGAGATCCACGGCAAGGGTCCTGTCAAGGAACTGGTCACGGAGCTGAAGAAGCAAGGCTACGACGGCACCGTGCTCACGGACATCGCCTACGGCAAGGAAATCGAGGACAAGGCGTACATCAAATTCCGAGGAGCTACCGATGCCTGACGTGCTCACCGTGCTCATCGTGCTACTGTTTCTGTTGTGGGTCACGGGATTCTTCGTTTTTCCCGCAGTCACCGGTGGCACCATCCACATTCTGCTGGTGTTCATCCTGGCCGTCATCCTGATCAAAGTGCTCCAGGGAAAACTCTAATGGCCGACACCGATACGAAGATTACGATTGACGAGGACCACCTCGTTGTGGCCGGCGGACCGGGCAGCGGGAACCACGGCCACAAGGGGCGACCGGGGGAAGTCGGTGGATCGGCCGGGGATGGTGATTCCGGGCATCGTGGTGTCGATGGACGTGAGACCAAACGATTCACGTATTCCGATGGTCGGCACACCGATGTCAAGGAAGCGCCCGGAAAATTCGATAGCAATGGCGAGCGGGAGTTCCAGCACGAGGGTATGACCGTCTACGAAAAGAAGGGGATGCCCTATCTCAAATCCGACAACGACATCCACAAGCAGTCGGAGACGTATCGCCGGGCGTCACAGGTCACCCGCGATAAGTTCAAAGGCACTGCCCATTACAACGATGGGGCGAAGGTCGGCGCGGAGGGTAATTCACTGACCCACTTCGTAGACGATCTCAAGGATATGCTGGATTCTCAAGACCAACATGCGTGGCTCGCCGGTCATGCGGAAGAGTACTTTAAGGAAGAAGTCCGCAACCCAAAGAGCTTCGACGAACGCAAATACAAACGACTGGAGCACGACGCGTACGACGAACTGCCCCGCCTCCTCCACCTCGCGGGCGCGACCGGGAAGGTGCGACGCGAGATGCTCCATGGCCGTCCGCACATCGTGGTGCCGGTCGTCGCCCTGATGGAAGGCGTCATCTCGCCGGTGAACGCGGGCGGGCTGGAGTTCGTGCCGCTGGCTACGTTGCAGAAGGCGGCAGCGTCCTGGAATGGACGGCCCGTCACGCTCGGCCACCCGGTGAAGAACGGGCGGCAGTGCTCGGCGAACGCACCGGACATTTTGACCACGCACTACCTGGGCCAGATCTTCAACTCCCATGTGGAAGGCAAGAAGCTGCTCCAAGAAGCGTGGATCGACGAAGCTCGGGCGAAGGACCTCGACGCATTGATGCTCCAGCGGCTGTTGGAAAATCAGCCGGAGGAAGTCAGTGTGGGGGCATTCGTCCACACTCTCGAACAGCCCGGCACTTTCCACGGCAAAGCGTATGGCGTGACCTGGTCGGAGACGATGGGCGATCATCTCGCTTTCCTCCCCGGGAAGCGTGGCGCGTGCAGTATTGCAATGGGTTGCGGCACCCACCGGGCCGCGGAGGAAATGCCAATCATTCATCAGGTGCACGACGACTACTTGGAAATCCTCGGTGGTCCTGGCTCCGGGAACTTCGGGCACAAAGGTCGGCCTGGTGAGGTAGGTGGATCGGCGGATGGTGGCGGCGAGGGTGGATCTGGTAAAGTCAGTGGCTACTCCCTGGTCAAAGAACAAGACGGCAAGGTGCAGGTCATTTCCACCGGCCACACCAAGGCGGAAGCCATTCAGGCGTCGCTCAAATTGCGAAAGACGCAGGGTGACGACTATCACGATGTGGTCAGCCCAACCGGTCGCAACATCGAGCACAACACGTTGAATGATCGTGATCAGGTGATCGCCAAAGAAGGTCGACCGGCCGAACGACCCGCGTATCAGATCGATGACGAGGGCAATATCTCGAAGATTCCTCAGCCACGTGATCCAGGTTATGTTCCACCACTTGGAGACGATGAGTCGGTGGATCTGGATGATGATACCCGAGCGACTGGAAAGCTTGGCGAAGAAGTTCAGATGAAGGGAAGTCATCTACCTGCCAGAGTGACAGCAGTCGACCGTGATCGAGTTGAAGTTGAGCACGAGACGTCGGTCTATGGGCGGGTGACTGTGAAGGAGTACACACCCGAAGAATTCAGAAAGAAGTTTCGACGACTGGAGCACGAGATGAAGTACAAAGACTGCGCCGCGTGCGATGGTTCCGGCACCAAGGACGGCAATCCCTGCGAGACCTGTGACGGCGAAGGCCGACTCAAGACGGCCGAAGACGAGGGCGAATGCCTCTACTGCCTGGGCTCCGGCGTCAACGCGGACGGCACGGAGTGTGAAGATTGCGGCGGGACGGGCATGAAGAATCTCGAGGAGGCCAAGCCCAGTCTGATCAAGGCGGCGATGGCGTTTCTCAAATCATTGGGTGGCCCTCATCCTTCATTTCTCAAGCTTGCTAAATCAAGAAAATTGGAGCACGACGCGGAAGTGGTCGAGCTCGTCCAGGAAGAGATCACAGAATCTGCGGACACGATCGCCGCGGAAACCCCTGCTGAACCATCGGCAGAAGAAGTCGATCGCATTCTCACCGAAAAAGCAGCGGCAGGTGAAGCCGCATTCAAAGCAGCGTGTCGCTGCGAGGAGAAGCACATGAAGCCCGAAGAGAGAAAGGATCTGATCGGAAAGCTCGTCGTGGACAAGCACAGCGGATTCACCGCTGGCGACGAGAAGATGCTGGAAGCGGCATCTGACGAGCGCCTCGAGTCGTTCCGAGTTGCCGCGGAGTCGCGGGCCAACACGGAGCGCGATTTGAAAGCGGCGGCAGACAGGAAGCTGACGGCAGCGGAGTTCATGGAAGTGGCTCCGCCCGAGATCAAGACACTCATCAAGCGGCAGGAACGCCAGGAGACGGAGATGAAGGCCGCACTCATCACCGAACTCAAGGCCGCACAGAGCGAGTACAGCGAGGCGGAACTCAGCGTCATGGCGGTCGAGGATCTCGCCCGCATGGCCCGCGTCGCGAAGGTCGAGATCAAGACCGACTACAGCGGCAAGGCCCTGCCGAAGATGGTCGCCGCGGAAGAGGACGACTACACTCCGCCGAATCCCTACGAGAAGGGGATCAAGGCGCTGCAGCAGGCGCGGGCGTAGTCCGCACCCACCCAGTCACACAGTTCAGGAGACACAGATATGTCGATCACTCGGTACGACCCGAACACGATCTTCCTGGGAGGGGACCGGACGCAAATCGGCGACCTCGCAGTGAGTGAAGCCCTCACGCCCGGCATGCTTGTCGAGCGATTCAACAACGGTGGCATCATCCGGTGGCGGAAGGCGACCGCCGATATCGATGGTCCGCCGGCCATCATCACCAATCAGTCGATGCTCAACTTGGGCGTCGATGACGACTACGCCGCTGGCGATCTGGCGGAGGTTTCCATTCTGCACAAGGGTGCGACGGCCTGGGCGCTCATCGCGAGCGGACAGAACATCGCCGCTGGTGTGCTGCTCGGCAGTGCGGGCGACGGCACGCTGAAGGCCGGAGCCACCGTGGCTCGGTTCACCGCACTCGAGAACAAGCCCACTGTCACCGTCCTGACGCGCATTCGCGTCGAGGCACTGTAACCGACGCCTCGGCGTCAGGAGGAACGCGATGTCCGAAAAGCGATTCACCGTAGCGGGGAAAGCCAGCCCGCTCAACGACGTGGTCATGCGAGCCATGCAGGAGACCGGCAAGTGGTCGGTCCCGGCAATGCGCTCGCCGGGGTTCCGGAACCTGGAGCAGATGCTCCAGTCCGATCCCACATTCCGCGCCGCAGCTCCACTCTCCGAGCGCGCCCAAATCGTGCTCGACAACGCCGTCGTCGAAGTGGGCCTGGACCGGCTCACGTTCGTCGCCGACATCTTGTCCGCAGGGCTGACGTACAATCTCAGCGACCCGCTGAGCGTGACGCAGCTCGAATGGTACAAGACCAACAAGATCGGTGCCGCGCAGCGCACCATGAGCCCGTCGGCTCGCGGTGAGAACAAGCTGCCGGACCGTCTGCCCTCGCGCCTCCCGGTGTACCTGACGATCGACCAGTTCGAATTGGATATCCGCACGTTGCGCATGTCGCAGCGCGTCGGCCTTCCGCTCGACACGGCGATCATCAGCCAGTGCACGCGGTCGGTGAACGAGGCCATCGAGGACGCGGCCATCAACGGCGCGACCACGTTGGACGGTCAGGAACTGGCCGTGGACGGCTACTCGGCTCCCGGGTTGCTCAACGCACCGGATGCCGAGGCGCAAGCGTTGACGGCAGCGTCCTGGGACGTCACGCCAGTGGGTGCCACGATCTACGCCGAAGTGCAGGCGGCACTCGCGAAGCTCCGCGCCAACAAGCGGTTCGGCCCGTATCGCATGTACGTGCCGGTCGAAGTCGGTGCGGCGCTCGACTCGGACTACGACACCGTGTCCGGCTCGCGTGGCCTTTCGATTCGGGAGCGACTCCTGAAGATCGAGGGACTCCAGGCGATTCGCACGGCGGATCTCATGCCGCCGACCAAGGTCGCCTTCGTGCAGATGACGTCGGATGTCATCGACATGGTGGTGGGCCAGCCGCCGACCGTGATTCCGTGGACCTCGGTCGACGGTTTCACGTTCCACAACCTGATCATGGCCATCATGATCCCGCGGGTCCGCTCGGACTACGACGGGAACAGCGGCATTTGCATCGGGACGATCGCGTAACATCCACAGCAGGAGCCACTATCGATTCCCGGTAGTGGCTCCTGTCGATTCTTCGTGGGGGAGGATCCTATGGAAAACGAATCCGAGAAGTCCACGCCAGTCACACCGAAGCTCGATCCTCTCCGTCGGGTGCTCATCCCGATTGAGAAGAAAAACATCTACGGCGAGAAAGTCTTCAAGACCCTGGACCAGACGACATACATTCGTGATCCGTATACGAATCAGATTCGTCGAGTTGGCCCGAAGAAATTCGGGAAAGCTGCGAAGAAGGCAGCGAAGAGGGAAGCATGCCGGTCACGCTAGTCACCACGGTCGCTGGGGCGACGTCGAATTCCTACGCGACGCAAGCGGAGGCGGATGCGTATTTCAACGCCCGCCTTCCACTGGAACCGCCGTGGGAAGATGCGGATGATCCGACGGCAGCGTTGGCCACGGCGACGAGGGTGCTGGATTCGTTCGTCCAGCCACTTCGGATTCTGGTGCGCGGCGACGGCGGAGATTTCTACATCACGCGGCGACAGTGGACCGGAGCTCCCGCGACCACGACGCAACGACTTGCGTGGCCACGCACGGGAATGTACGACAAGAATGGCAATGCCATTCCGTCGAACGTCATCCCGGAAGATCTCAAGTTTGCGCAGTCCGAACTCGCTGGACTGCTCCTCATCAGTGATACGACACTCGACAATGCGGTGCGCGTCGGCGGGATCAAATCCGTGAGTGCGGGCAGCGTGTCCGTCAGCTTCAAGGACATGATTGAGCAACACGTGCTCCCGGAGTTCGTGTGGTTCCTCATGCCGGCGAGCTGGTTCACAGATGAGATCCTCACCCCAGCTCGACCGGCACTGTTTGACGTGGTGTCGTAGGAGACTACATGAACATCAATGTTCACATCCGGATTGAAAGCGCCAAATCGGATGAGATCCTCCAACAATTGGATGCGCTGAACACGAAAGTGAGCGTGATGGCTATGGCTCTGAAGGACATGAACGAACTGCTCGACGAACTGAACGTCTACACCAACAAACTCGGCGTCGCTGCCGAGGCTCAGGCTGCAAAGATCACCGAGATCGGTGAGGACCTGGACAAGCTGATCGCCGAGACCGACGACACGGCAGTCAAGGCTCGCCTCCAGGCGCACCGCGACACGTTGGCGCAGCTCGCGGCGAACGAGGAAGCCCAAGCGGAAACGTTGGCGAATCTGGCCGCGAAGCGGAACGACCCGCTGCCTCCGCCGGTCGAACCTCCGGTCGAACCTCCGGTCGAACCGCCAGTGGAACCTCCGGTCGAACCGCCAACCGAGTAGGATTTCCATGCGTGGGGCCACTGACATCATGGACACCACGGTGTCAGTGGCCTATCGTGGTGTCGATGAAGATCATCGTGTACGACAAGAGTCGGAATCAGTGGCGGTTCTTCTACGTCATTCCAGAAGACGATAGCTATGTGGCCAAGTGCCGCAATGGCATTCATCAGTTTCAGCCGACGTTCTTGCGCTGTTCGTGTGGTGAGGTAACGAAATGGGCCTCTTAGGCATTCTTCGTTCGGGGGTCAAGACGATCGACAGTGTCACGAAGGACCTCCAGTCTACCGTGACATACAAGCGATTTGTTTCCCAGACTGCGAAGGGTGTCAAGACCTATGCGTCACCCATCACGATGAAGGCGATCGTGGATCGGAAGCAACAGCAAGTGCGCACCGGAAATGGAATTCTCAGTCTGAGTCGGGCGACGATCACGTTCGTAGACATCAAGAAGTTGCTCACCGTTACGAACAATCTGGGAATTCGCGACAGCGACATCATCATTCTGCCCGACGGCACGACCGGGCCGATTCTTTCCCTCTCGGGATTTCTTGACCGTGGCACAGAAGTGCCAGTGGCGACGGAGGCGTTCCTCGGATGAAGATCGAGCATCGTCGCGTTGACTTCAAGGATTCTCGAGGGACCATTCGGGATATCTTGAAAGACCGCACCGTGGACAACGTGACGGAAATCGTCACGGCGAAAGGCACAGTGCGCGGCAACCATTACCATCGCCAGGCGCTGGTCTACATCTACATCCTGGAGGGGTCATTCAACGTCTTTTCGCGTGAGCATGAAGAAGCGCCAGTACAACAGGCGCATGTTGCAACAGGGGATTTGGTCATCTTCTTGCCGTACGATCTCCATGCACTGGTCGCTCTGGAAGACAGCCGGTTTCTACTTCTTGCCTCCGGTCCGCGTGGTGGGGAGCATACGGTGGCGGAAGTGCTCTACGAGGTGCCGGCATGATTCCTGTCCATGCGCCGGTCTTCGACCCGGAGGATTTCCACCTCGTGCAGTTCGCCCTGAACTCCGGTGAGATTTCTGGCACGTTCGGTCGATTCATCACGGAGTTCGAAGAACGCTTCGCGGAATTCTGTGGCTGCAACTTCGGCATCGCCGTGAGCAGTGGGACCACCGCCTTGCATCTGGCTGCGGCCGTGCTGGGAATTGGTCGTGGCGACGAAGTCCTGATGAACGCGTGTACGAATATCGCGACGGCGAATGCGGTGGTTCAGCAGGGTGGGATCGTCGTTCCGATTGATTCGGAGCCTGACACCTGGAATATGCGTGTAGATCTGCTTGAAGATGCGATTACCTCACGCGCCCGCGCGATCATGCCGGTGCACATCTACGGTCATCCCGTTGATATGGATCGGGTCATGGAAATCGCGCACAAGTATGAGCTTCGCGTGATCGAAGATTGCGCGGAAGCCCACGGCGCGGAATATCGCGGACGACGTGTGGGCAGCTTCGGCGACTTCGGTTGTTTCAGTTTCTACGCAAACAAAGTGATCACCACCGGCGAAGGTGGAATGCTCGTGACGAACGATCCGCAGCTTGCGGAGCAGGCCCGCAGCTTGCGCAATCTCGGATTTGGAATTCCTCGCTTCGTTCATCATGAGATGGGCTTCAACTACCGCATGACGAACGTCCAGGCCGCGATCGGGGTGGGTCAGCTGTCGAGGATTGAACAGATCATCGAACGCAAGCGCCATATTGCGCAGATGTATTTGGATCGACTGGCTGACGTGCCTGGTCTACGACTGCCTGTCGAAGCAGACTACGCTCGTTCGGTCTACTGGATGTTCGGCGTGGTGTTGGAACCAGAGTTCGGTGTGCACCGTGACGATTTCGCGGCTGAGCTGCTAGACCACGGTGTGGACACGCGCACCATGTTCTGCCCGATGAATCAGCAGCCGGCGTTGCTCAAACGTGGTGCAGTGAAACGGCTCGCGTGCCCGGTCGCGGACTTCCTCTGGACGAACGGCTTGTATCTTCCCAGTGGAAATGGTCTGACGGAAAGTGAAATTGACGGGATCTGTCACCTCGTTCAGGAGATGAGCCCGGCATGCGCGTGAATATTGTGGTGGCTCGTGGTGATATCGAGTGGATTTGCGGCCGAATGGCTCGTGAGCTCGCGGCACGACTCCCCACGTTCGGCATTTCCGCATCGATCAACGGAGAGCCCGGTGATCTGGAGTACCAGCAAGTCGTCTACGGCCCACCTCTGACTCGACCGGCCATCGGATTGTTCACGCATGGACGTGAGCGTCCATATCAATTCGGAAAAGATTACGATGGGGCGGTTTGTATGAACCGAACCATGTTACAATACCTGAACGAAGCCGGGGCGATAATCCCTCAGGTCATTGAGCAGCCAGTGGATTCAGTCTTCAACAAGACACCTGTGTTCGGTGTGGCGGGCCGTGTCTATGGTGATGGCCGCAAGGGGGAGTTCCTCGTCGCGAAGATGGTGGCCGCTGGCTATCGCGTGATTGCATGGGGACAAGGTTGGCCATGCGAAATCGTGTCGTCGGATGTGGCGTTCTTACCGGCATTCTATTCGATGATTGATTACTACGTGGACACGTCCAGTGATGAAGGTGGCTGCACCCCGGCATTGGAAGCCATGGCGAGTGGAAAACCTGTGATCAGCCACACGATTGGCGTGGACCGCCCGGTGCTGGCCTACATGCGGCACGATTGGCCGAGCCTGGAACGACTTCTGATTTCGTTGACCAGTCCGCGCACGTATGACCAGTGGGCTGCAGACCATGCGGAATACTTCCGGCGAGTGCTCATGGTGAAAGGCATCGCGGCGTGACCTTTTCCATCGCGATCCGCACCGTGCCGAAGCGATTCCCGCTGTTCTCGGAGCTGTTTTATCGTGCTGCTTGCATGATCATGGACGACTCAGTGCTCGGGATGAACATCAGCGCAAATCCAGAGGTGGCGCCGAATGAAAACGGATGCCGGGCATTGGAAGGCGCGGCGGCATTCGGGGCGGATTGGGTCATCTTCTTGGAAGACGACGCGGGCCTGATCCACAGTTTCTTGCCAAACGTCAAATGGTGGATTGGAAACCACGCGCAAGACGATGTGCATATCTACCCGCTGGGCTGTCAGTACGACCACTGGGAACCAGGAGCCACCGCGTGGAAATATCCCATTCCGATGTTCTACTGCAGCGTGGCGATGATAATTCGTGGAACACAGGTGCCGTCACTCGTGGCGTATTTTCGCCAGAACAGTCACGTGGCGCAAGGCTTCGACCTGATGTCGGGTCATTGGCACGAGTCGATTTCCAAGAGTCCGTGTCTGCTCACGCCGATCCCGTGTTTGGTGGAGCATCTCGGTGATGACTCCACACTGATTGAAGGACGCCCGGAGCGAAACGTCGTAGGTCGCTTCCGTGGATTCAAAGGCTACGACTTTTCCTACGTGGGGTAGAGGAATGGCAGAAAACATCGGCACTGCAGAAAACAACGAACGCTTCCGCGAATATCCGTACAACATTCGTGAAACGTGGTGGAACGACATGCAGCGCGAGAAGATGCGCCAGATGGCCAGTCGTATTCGTGAAGGCGAATGGGTGGCTGATGTTGGCTGCAACGCGGGCTATCTTCCTGAGTTCTTACCAGTTGGCTGTGTGGCGCACGGCATCGACCTGTCACCGGCACTCGTGGAGCGGGCGCGCGAGCGTGGCTTGTATCGTTCGGTGGCGGTGGCTCCGGCGGAAGAGCAGCCGTTTGACGACAAGTCCATGGACGTCGTTGTGATGGCCGGCGTGATCGAATATCCATTCGATCCACAGCAGGTGCTTCGCGAGTGCGCTCGCGTGGCGCGTCGTATCGTGATCGTGGAAGCATGCCACGAAGACGGAATCTGGGGTGCAGAGCGTATCCCCATCCACTCGCACATGGTTCGCAGCTATAACGAAGAAACGCTGGTCAAAGAAGTCGCGACAATCGGCCGAGTCACCTGGATTCATGTGGTCAACGGCGACGGCGTCGGACTGCACGGCCAGCCGCAGCACCGTATCGTTGAGGTGACACTGTGAAGTCCCTGCTCTGGGTCGGGGACGCTGGTGTCCCGAGCGGTTTCGCGAAAGCCACCCATGAGATCTTGAACCATCTCCTGGATGATTTCCGCGTTACGGTGTTGGGCATCAATTATCGTGGCGATCCTCATGCATATCCGTACGAAATTTGGGCCGCACTTCCAGGTGGCGACTACTTCGGAATTGGCCGTCTGATCTGGATGTGCGATTTGCTCAATGGCCGTGATGGAAAACCACCTGATGTCATCGTGTTGCAGAACGATGGCTGGAACATCCCGCAATACATGCAGCTGCTCCGCAAGAAGTTACCCAGCGGCAAGTGGGCGTTCCCTGAATACGCGAACATCCCGGTGGTAGCGATCGTGGCCGTCGACGGCAAGAATTTCCAAGGCAAGTGGCTAGATGGCGTGAGCATGGCCATCTTCTGGACGCAGTTCGCGTTGGACGAAGCACGTCGTGGTGGCTACACCGGCGAAGCAGCAGTCATCCCACTGGGTGTGGACTTGAACATCTACAAACCAGTGCCGCAAGCGGAAGCGCGGGCGCGTCGGTTGGATCCGTCGATGAAGGACTTCTTCATTGTCGGCAACGTTAATCGCAACCAGCCCCGCAAGCGATGGGACTTGATGATCAAGTACTTCGCGGCGTGGATCAAGCAAGTGCCCCGCGGAACAGAAGAGGAGATTGCGACGTCCCGAGTGGTCATCCGAGACGCGATGCTCCTACTGCATACAGCCCCCACTGGCGATACAGGGTGTGATGTCGCTCAGCTGGCCCGCTACTATGGAGTTGCGGAGTTTCTCGCCGTGGCGGAGCCCCAGGCGTTTTACGGGATCAGCGAAGAAATGCTTGTGGACTTCGTGAACTGCTTCGACGTCAATGCATCGACGTCGCAGGGAGAGGGATTCGGGCTGACCGCCCTGGAATCGATGGCGTGCGGCAAGCCCAACGTGTTGGGCGACTGGTCTGCGTATGGTGAGTGGGCGAAGGGAGCCGCATGGTTGGTTCCGTGCAAGACCACGCACATCGGCCCTCCCTACACCAACGTCATTGGCGGGGTGCCGGATCAGGAAGAGTTCGTCAAGGCACTGAATCGGTTGTACACGGACAAGCGCACGCGAGAGATCAACGGATTGGCTGCGCTCGAGCGCGCCCGCGAGCCGCAGTTCCGATGGGAGAATATCGGGAAAGCCTATCAGCTGGCGTTGGCTTCAGTGCTTTGCGAACACAAGTGGATTGACATGACCACTCTCACAAATCGAGGCATTAGTACATCGCAGTGCAGTCTTTGCAAGCGAATTCGTACGGAGAAAATCGTTGAAGAGGAAGTCGCCCAATGATTGGTGAGGAAGCCATGGTGCGGAACATGCTGAAAATCGCAGCAGAGTTCCCGGAGCGTGTTGGAAAGGCTCTGTCTGCCGAAGCCAAGATTGAGGTTCGGGAGATGAAGCGCCGCACGCCGGTGGACACCACACCAAATGCTCCTCATCCTGGGCAACTTCGTGATTCGATTCATGATCATCCACCGGAACGACTGTTCCGCCGGATTTCCGTACTGATCACGACCGGGCCGGAAGCGCCATACGATATCTATGTGCATGAAAATCCTGACGCGATTCATTCGGTTGGACAGTGGCAATTTATGTCGTCCGTGATCAACGAGTCGCGATCGTTCATGGGTGAACGAGTTGCCCGACGGGTGAAATTCTAATGTGGCTTGACGAAGTCGCCGCACGGCTCGTCGCGCAAAGTGTCGGTGTGATGGGCACACAGGCACTGACCTCGAATTCCATCTTCATCGGATCAGCTGCGTTGATTCCGACAGGAGAGGGTGCGGACGGACCATATCTATTGCTGAAAGATACAGGGGGCTCCGGTTCGGCGAAGACGCAGAACAATACAGCAACTGAGCGACCGACTGGCCAGATTTCCACGCGGGCCAGATCGCCGGTGGCTGCGTACGACATGGCGAAGGCGGCATACGTGGCTTTGGGTGGCGAGAATGGTTTGTTCAACATCACACTGAGCAGCGTGCGATATCTGAGCCTCGTGGCTCGGACGATGCCGTCCGACATCGGGCTGGATCAAGAAGCGCGTCCGATGTTTTCGTTCAACATCGACGCGGAAAAACAACCTTCGTGACATCGTGTCACGAGTAGATAGGAGACTGAAATGACACTTGCCATCAGCGCCCACGGAACATTGGTGGCCGTCCAGTTGACACCGGGCGGCGCATTCACCGATGTGGCCGAACAGGGCGACATCACACCACCGGCACTGTCGCGTAACGAATTCGACGCGACGACCCAGGAAAAGGACATTGACTCCTACGTCTTGGGCGTGCTTCGTCGTGGCGCGTTCACGCAGCCACTCAACTGGTTGCCAGACAACGCCACGCATGATCATCTCACGGGCGTCTACAAGCTGATGATCGAGAACACGGTCACCGGCTGGCGCATCACGTATCCGGACGGAACCAAGTGGATCATGTCCGGTCAAGTTCAGTCGATCACGCCGCAAGCGCCGGTCGACGGGAAGCTGGCAGCCGACGTCACGCTTCGTTTCAGCGGGGCCATGCAGATCTTGACGGCACTCGGCGCGATCACGGACATCGGCCTCAGCGCATAGTCTGCCCCACGCAGCGTGGCGCCACCTCTTTGCCGGGCTCAGGTGGTGTCACGAATCTCAAGAGCCCGGCATTCTTCTGTGTGGGGTGAAGATATGAGTGAGACAAAGACGAACGTGACCGAGTTCAAGATCCTCTCCATCGACGATATCGAAGCGTCGGTCGACGTGGAATACGCGCTGGTTGATGGCTTCAAGCCAGGAGAGAAGTTCCGGATTCAGTCACTGACTGCTGGCGACCTGATTGAGTGGTCGGAGGCGAACGAGGGCGAGGCGAAGCGCACGGCGGGTCTTCGTCTCATTGTGAAGAGCTTGGTGGACACGGATGGCAAGAGGATCGCCGGGGACAAGCACATCGAACTCTTCCGCAAGAAGTCACACAAGGTGACGGAGCGGATCGTGAAGGACATCCTCAAGTTGAACGACATGAAAGTGAAAGCGGGTGACGCAAAAAACGACTGAAGCGAAGTCCGCGTCGTCTCTTCTTGTATCGGCTCGCCGTGAGTATGCGGAAGTGGAATGTGGACGCCCTCGGCCGCAGCCTCACGGCGAAGCAGTTCATGGGATGGGAAGCGTATGCTTCGCTGGAACCATTCGGGCAGGATCACTGGGATTCCCTGTTCGCGAGTATCGTGCAGATGATTCATAACATGGCAGTCGATGTCAAACATCGTAAGCCGCTGGATGAATTCAGATTGCAATATAAGGAGGTCGAAGACAAACCAGTTCAGTCGCCGATCAAACAAACCTGGCAAGAGAAGAAAGCAATCGGCATGATCATCGCAGCTGCGTGGAACCAGAAGGGGAAGGATCTGTAAGTGGATATAGGCACACTGACAGGCCATATCGTACTCGAAGATCAACTGTCCAGCGGAATGCAGCTGGCAGCCACGCAAGTTCGGAAATTCTCCCAAGAGTTTGATTTGGCGATGGGCGTGACGATCACCGCCGCAGCCGGCGCGTTCGCAGCGGTTGGTACGATTACCACGGCCATCATTGCACTTGGGAACAAAGGTTCTGTCCTCAACGATATTGAAGAGTCGTTTGATCGTCTCGCGAAAGCAGCTGGGTCCAGCGGCAAAGAACTGTTTGATGCCTTCAACGAAGGCGTCCAGGCCACTGTTGATTCCGCGAAAATCATGAAGTCGACGACAGTATTGTTGTCGAGCGGCATGAAACTGACCACGGATCAAGCGAAACTTCTGGCTCAATCGGCTCGGGAGTTGGGCAAGGCCACCGGCACGGACGCCGCGAGTGGCCTCCAGACTTTAAGTCAGGCGCTGGCTACCGGAAACACTCGAGCGATCCGTCGGCTTGGCATTACCATTGACATGGTGCAGAAGGAGAAGGAATTCGCTGCATCGATTGGTAGAACTCGTGCCGAGCTGAGTCAGGCTGGCATCACGGAAGCACGACGAGTCGCGATCTTTGAAGCGTTAGAGAAGCGGATGCAGTCAACTGGCGTATCCGCACTCACCTTCAAAGAACGCATGCAACAGGCGACAGTCGCCGTTGGCAACTGGTTTGATGACCTCGCGAAGGGTGTGGCTAAATCCACTGCCGTCAACAAGGCATTTGACGACGTGCGCAAAGCACTCGTTGACGCCTTCGGTGATTCCACGCAAACACTACTCAAGACTATCCTTGGGTGGGTAGACGATTTCGCGACAGGAGTCAGTCGCGTCGCTCCTGTTGTCATCAAGATATTTGGCGATATCAAGGATGGTATTGTTGGTATCTGGAACTGGCTTGTTGATTTCAACGAGCGGTGGCAGATCACAAGCACACTTGTTTCCATTGCCAAGACTGCGTGGGGGTTGCTCGAGAAAGCATTTACTTTCGTACGTTTTGCTGTTGAAGCTGTTATCAAGGCGTGGTCATCCATGCCCGAGTGGCTCCAGAAGCTGACGAAGGGTGCTCTGGAAGCAACGCTTGCCGCCACCGCCTATGGTGTGGCGATCTACGGCGTGACGATCCCCGCCAGAGCACTGATCGATGCAGTTGATCAAACGATCAACATCCTTGGTAATTTCCTAAGTGGTCTTGCTGGCGGAGTCGTCATCTACGATAAGATTACGTCAGCGACAGTGCTGTTTACAAGAGCACAGAATTTCCTCACGGCATCCACACTGGCCGCGCAGATCAACATCACGGCGTTGATTGCGAAGTTCGTCGGGCTAGATGCCGCAACGAAGTTCGTGACGGCGAGCACGGCATTATTTGGTACGGCACTGAATGTTGCCCTCGGCGTTGTGTTGCCACTTGTTACTGCGATCGGTCTGTTGTACATGTCACTTGGGGAACTGAAGACCGCATTCAGTGAACTCGGGCAACACTCATTCTGGGAAACAATTTCAGCAACGAACACCGATAACTGGGTGCGCCGTCTCATCGGATGGGGTGACGAAGCGCAGCGCATGAAGAATCGAACAGTTGATGCGTTCGATATGGTTGCCGATGCGCGGAAGCGTATGGATGCGGACTTGTCCGGAGCCACTCTCGCCAACGAGGTGGAAGAACTGCGTCTTGCATGGCACCGAATGTCACCGACAATGCAGAAGTCGGCGGAGGCCATCAAGAATGTTGGCGAGCAGGCGCTCGCGCTACGCGAGCGAGGCGGGCGGCTCCATCCCGAACTGAAACGTCTGGCTGATATTGCGGAAGCGGCTCGTCCAAAGATTGGTGGACTTGGTGCGAGCTTCATTAAAGCAAAGGACGACACGACTCGATTCGCCGCGACACTCAGCGGATCGGCGCTGACGAAGCAGATCAAAGAGTTGGCAGAGGAAGTCGATCACGTTCGCAAGACAAAGGGTGATTTTGGGTTCAACATTCCGAAGTTGATCGAGACTGCGAAGACGATCGAATCCCTGCGGCTCCAAGGTGGAAAGCTGCCGCCGGTTCTGCAACAGATTCGAGATCAGTTCTTTTTCATCCCTGATCTTGTGGCAGAAACTCGCGCGAGTATGTCACTGCTGTCCAGCCCACTCGCGCAGGTGACGAATCAACTGAAGACTGGCACGCTCGCGTGGTTCCAGTGGGTGACGGCGGTGTATGGTGCTATTGAAGCGAAGAAGCGATTCTTCAATACAATGCAAGCGCCGGACTTCTTGTTGCAGATGCCGAAGTTCCAACAGCCTCTGGAGAAGACCCTGAGTCTGGTAGACTGGGACGCGCTCGAAGCCAATTCGACCCTGACGCTCCAGCAGATTGCCAACCGCCACAAGGCGACCTACGAGGAGATGACGAAGCACCCGGAGCGGTACTCCAGCGCCACAATCGCGGCATTCAAGCGGATCGCCAAGGAGGCTCAGGACACGGCAGATGGTGTGACAACCAACTGGCGGGCAGTTGGCGATAGCATGGTTTCCATGTTCGTGGCGATCGCCGACATCGCCGGTGATTCGATGAGTGCAGTCGCTCGGGCAATCGGCACAGCGGCTGCGGCCGGCAAGGGTATGCGGGATTCCTTCGACGTCATGAAGGCGTCGTTGGCCGGTGGCAAGAAGGACTGGAAGAGTTTTGGAAATGCGGCAGTCGGTGCAGCCGGTGCTGCGGTCCAAGCGTGGGGGAGCATCCAGGCCGCGACTGATACCCTGGACCGAAAGAAAAACATTGCTGGTGGCGCCATGTCGGGAGCCGCTGCCGGTATGCAGATGGCTGGACCGTGGGGCGCACTCGTTGGTGCGGGCGTGGGTGCGCTCATCGGTGCGTTCCGCAACCGCGACGCGATGCGCGCCTACGACGAAGTGGCGCACGACATCGGTGTGCAGATTTCGGATGAGCTCGCGAAGACCATTCAGGACGAAGGCAACAAGCGTGGCGGCGGACAGATGAACCGCTGGGCAACGGAAGTCCTGATGTTGGGTGAGATTATCGAAGATGTTGGGGGTGTGACTGAAAAGAATTTCGAAGGAATGGCGAAGCAGTTTTACCAGGCACAGATATTCCTCCATGAAGGCACCATCTCAGTTGAGGAATTCGAGACAATGGCTGGCAAGGCGTTCCCGGCGATTGCCTCGTACGCGCTCGAGATGGGTGGTCTCTGGAAGGGAACATTCCGTGACATGATCGACGAGATGGAGGACACGGGAACGGCCACGAAAGATCTCGCCGAACTCATGAAACGTGAGCTCTCGAAGCTTGGGCCGGCAACTGCAGCAGTTGCCAAGGGTCTGTCGTTCAAATTGGGCACTGCCTTCTCTGGGCTTGCTCCTGGGATTTCGGAAACGGACGTCACATCGATCTCTGATAAGCTGACTTCCGGTGAACGACTCAGCCGTGATGAACAAGCGCGACTGGATCGCATCAAGAAAACGAATTCGCAGATCGTCGCGAACTATCAGGAGTCGTTCGACCGCGTCAGTCGCATTACGTTCATGTCGTTCGCGGCTGAGCTCGCGCACGGGACGAGCACGGTGGAAGCCATTCGCCACCACAAGGATGCCATTGGTGAACTGATCGCGGCGTCGGATCGTTATGGCTTCGCGAACAATGCGGCCTACGAATCCCTCGCTCGGTGGAACAATCTCGTCGACTTCAACGCGCCACTTCTTGATCAGATGGGTGCGCTTGTTGATATTACCACTGTCCTTGAGAACACGGGAGGGTTGACCGCCGACACGTTCCACGATTTACAGGTGGAAGCCGCGTCCACTGTAGATGCTTTGGAAGCAAATGGCTTCACAGCAGCGGAGGCCTTGTCCACAGCAATTCCATTCCTCGAGATGGCCATTGAGCTCCACGAAGAGCGTGGCTACGCGATCGATGCTGAGACGCAGGCCATGATTGATCAGGCCCGCGAGCAGGGCCTGCTGGCTGATAAGCAGCTCACGACGAACGACATCTTGATGCAAGGTCTCAAGGCGTTGATTGAAGCCGTTGGCGGTGTATTACCTGAGGCGTGGAAAACCGCAGCTGCTGGGGCAAGAACTGCGGCAGAAAATATCGAGCGGAGTTTCAATGGAATCGAGATCGACCCGGTTCGGGTAGACGTGGAGTACAACTACGGCACACCGAGCGGGCCGAACGAGGGTGGCGGACCACAGTATGAGTCGGATGGCGGTGTGATCTATGCGGCACGTGGTCGACGCGTGCCGTTCGTGCCTCGTGGGTCTGATACCGTGCCGGCAATGCTCACACCGGGCGAGCGTGTGCTGTCTGTAGACCAGAACCGTGAATACGAACAGCGTTTGCGTGAAGGTGACCGACCGATCAAGTTGACTGTGCCGGTCTTCCTCGGGAATGATGTGATCAGTGAATACATCATTGAAACAACGTTGAAGAAATTGGAAAACAACGACGGTGGCGGTGCGCCTGTTGGACCGACCGATCGGATGGCGAAGGCATTGGCTGGACGGCTCTCTCAGTATCTGGCATCCTAATGGCACACGAACTCTACTTCGCATATCCAAGCGACAATCTGTTAGCGACCGCGTCGTCTATTACCCTGTCCACTGGGACGGAGCTCGACGCCCAGTACGAACTAGACAAGTTATTCGACGGCACGTGGTACAATCCGTTCAAGGCCGTAGAAGATACGATTGCCATTGATATGGAGTGGAGCTCGCCGGTGTCGCCGGCACTCGCGATTCTCGGTAATACGAACATCACAGTTGCCGCGACTCTTCTTGGCCACACGGACGCGACGTTCGGCAGTGGCTTCCCAGATATTACCATCACCTTTGGGGTGCCGTCGGTCGACCCGTTTGGTTTCTTCACGTCACCATTTCAGGTGCCGTCGGTTGCGGCAAAGGCGCATTGGCGTCTTGTGGTGTCGGCGAATGCCTATCCGGTTATCATCGGTGAGTTGGGCTTGTATGCATCAGCTTTGGGGTTGTCACGCGCCTACAATCTGTCGTCTGCGAAACGTCTGCTTGGTGGAACAGTGTATTATGAGACGCCCGCGAAGGTTGGGTTGGCATACGAACAATCCACTGCAGTGCGTACGATCGATGGATTCTTTATCGTACAGACCGATGCCGAACTCGCGACCGTGGAACAGCTGGTGGCGAAGACTCGCTTCCGTGCACGGCCATTCTTCTTAATCCCGCGGGCCTCTGTCGACGACGCATGGATGGTACGATTTACCCTGGATGAACTCCAGGTCGAGACGTATGGAAGCGGAGCACAGCGAATTAACGCGCCGATCATGATGTGCGGGCGCGGTCTCGCCCACGTGGATCCGGATACGATCTGATGCTGAGCCTCCTGGCCCTCGGCGATGGTTTGAAACGCGATTCGGCGATCGTATCCGGCGCAGCGGATCGTACGATCATGGTGTATTTTCGTTTGTCGTCCGTACCCACTGGCGGCGACTATCGGACTTACATGGCGTGGGTGAAGGATGCCGCGGGCGCGTACAACCAGTGGGACGGAGCCTACTCGTCGGCGGACACGAACGCATTTAGTGTTGGCTGGAACAATGGCACGACAGGCAACGACGTTGCGCAGCCGTTCACGCCGTCACTGAACAGGTGGTATCAGCTTGTGGTTGCGCGGCGGTCGAGTCTGAACACGCATCGGTATTATATCGACGGACGCGAGGTGGGGCTGCGCGTGCTCGATATGTCGGCGAGCACGCTGGACACGCTGCGCCTTGGTTTCGACGAGTATTCCAACGATGCTGGCATGGATCTCGCTCGGTTCCGCGAGTGGTCGGCGCTGCTCACGCCGAACGAAATCAAAGATGAGATGGGACATGCGACTGCCGTTCGCACGGCGAATCTCATCGCGGACTGTCCGCTGCTGTCTGACGCCCTGGACGTGTCTGGCAATGGAAATCACTTCACGGTCATGGGATCGCCGTCGTATTTCGCGACGCCGACGCTCGCGGTTCGCCCGTCTCCGTTCTACATTCGGCATTGGACTAACGGTATACCGACCGAGATCGACGACGCATACCTGTACGAGCGGACCGGTGAGCCAAGTGGCGGTGCAGATCCAATTGACGGAACGTATCCGGAAATCATCGCTGGCGAAGGCAAGATGACACTGACGGGGAGTGGCGGCCCGCACGGCGATGGGTTCTGGGACCTCGGGCTGGCGTTTCCAAGCGCGGATTATTCGACAGGTGGTTTTTGGACCGAGTTTGGCAGCGACTATCCGGGGTCAGAATTTCATGACCTGACGAAAGGCCGTGCCGTGGTCTATTGGCGACCGATCACGCGGTTTTGGGAGGAGGTGATCCTGGGCGGCGTCACAGGTCCGTTGATGCACCTCTCGACGCGCGGTGGTTCGGTTCAGTCGGGAATTCAGCTGACATTTGATGCCGATGAGACTGGCGGCGTGCCAGATGACGTGATGGTGGATCTGCGCACGCATCGATGGAATAACACGACGATTAGCAGCGTCGGCTCCGCGGCCGTCAGCATCGGCTCGCGTGCGGAGCTGGAAAATGAGTGGCAGAAGTTCGAAATCGAGTGGCAGTGCGGCACCGTGACTGCGGTGGCGGTTGATACCGGCACGGGCCACGAAGTGGAGACTATCGCGAACGGGGTTGGGTCAGTCACAGACGATGGCTGGATCCGGGTGTACCACAAGAACCTCGGCACCGGCGCGCCACGCACGTTGATCTATGATCTGACCGGACTCCGATTGTTGGTGTATCGCGGTACGGATGGCGCGGCGAGCTTCCTGGGCGCGCAGCCGATCAACTCACAGATGAGTTTCTGGTGCGGCTACTATGGGATGTTTGGGCAGTTGTCGCACGTCGAGTTCTATGACGATTTGAATGAGTCTGAAGACGTCGAGCCGGAGGAGGTAGACGAACATCCCTTCACGCTTCCAGATGCACAGGGTGGTCTTGTTGGTCCACTTGTCAAGGTGCGGATCTACAATCCATATCTTGACACGGAGTATGTGGCATCGACCCAGTGGATTCAGGACCCAATCGATTATTGGGGCGGATTTGCGGAAGCAAGCTTGCTGCGTATCGACGACATGGTCTACGCCACGTCAGATCGTAGTGGCCCACCTCAAATCACGGCACTGAGTTTTGAAATGTCCGACGTGCCTGATGGAAATACAGCCACGCCTCGCATTCGCACCTGGCTTGGTCAGATCGGTGCCCGTCAGCTTCGTCGGTGTGAGATTTGGGTGCAGATGATCACGGATACAGGTCGTCGAGCATTACTCGAGCCACTGACCGTGTTTCGTGGATACATCGAGGAATACGAGGGCCTGGACGACTTCCGTATGTCGTTCAGCTGCTTGTGTTGGATCAACCGTTTCAAAGACCGGCCCGTATTACCACACAAGATCGGTGATATCATCCCGGCAACGACAATACCGGAAGCGAGGGATCGACGAGTTCCACTGGCATTGGGGTCACTTACGGATGAAGGTTCAGCAGAGGACCCACCTGTGTTCATTCAAGATGAGACAGGTCGTGGGTCAAACGGTGGCGCGTCTGGCTCGTCGTCGTTCAACCCAGACGAACCTTTCAACACATTTGGAAATGTGATTGGGGCACCACCAGCACCTACCGGGCTGGCTATGGTTGAAGACTTTGGCGCAGGCACACTCCAGTTGGCTGGTCCAGACGGTCTTGCGCATGGCAGTGCCTGGCAGAACCAGTGGTGCTTTCAAGTCACGCGTATTCGCGCGGGAATGCCGCAGAGCGATCCGTTTCCATTTGATCCAGGTGATGAATTTCTCACACTGACAGCGAATGATTCGGCGATCACGGCCACGTGCGCGGATGATGGCGATCCTGGTGACATCTATCGGTTCTACATTGGCACGTCGCCCGTTGGCGGTGCGGGCGGTCGACCAACGATGACCCACTATATTGACACCACCGACCCAGTTACCGGCGTGCAGTTCACGGATAAGGAGATGTCATCGGGCGGAGTGCTGGCAACGAACACGCGATACTGGTGTGCTGCGTTGTGGGTTGCTGATGATGGTCGAACGGAACCATCCATCATTCACATCACGCTACCAATTCCGTTCATCATGAGCCCCGGCTATAATCGACCGATTCGGTTTGCGTTCGTGCCACCAAGTGTAGCGGTGACAAACGGCGAATTCTACATCGCCACCTATCCAAACAAGGATCATTTGTTTCAGAAGTTCAACATCGACGTCACGAACCTGAACACCGACCTCAATGTGCTCTGGGAGTGGGACCACGTAACGCCAGGCACGGCAGTGGAAGGCATCACACAGCCGGTTGGCGTGATTCCTCCCATTTATCTAGGACTTGGCGTGATCCCTGACAACGAGGGGTTTCTTGGTTGGGGCGCATTCCTTTTGTCTGGTCGGCCCTGCAAGGAGTTCATTTCATCGTACATCGTTGGAAGCGAGGTCTTTGGGACGGGCCGTCTCGACGAGGGTTTTTACAATACCCTGATCGCTGCTCCAGGGAAAGGACAGTGGAACACACGATTCGGTCCAGATGAATTTATCACGGTGAACATCGATGGCGAGGAACACCGCCTCTACATGATGTTCATCCTCAATTCCCCACTGCTCGATACAGTGGTTGGGGCTGACGCAGCAGGCAACGCAGTGACGCAGTCGGATTTTCGTGTGAACATCCGCGGGATGGACGACGCAAAAGATGGCAGCGGGGCCGTGATTACGTCTGGATACGAACAACTTCCAATCTTACTCCGACAATTGTTGATCGCGGATACGCCATCGATGGCCGAACCATTTGACCAAGATCCGCAGTTTCGCGATGGCACGTCGAAGGTCGACGATTTTTCCTTCTCGCACGCGCAAGACGACGCGGCAGTCGCAGTCCCATCTGGCCCAGCGGCGGCTCGATGGATCGCCACAGGCATTACGGTTCAGGAATTGCTTACGGAGTGGGCCGTATCCATGCGGGCGCGAGTCTATACCGATGAGTTCGGCCAGTTCGGAGTGTGCGTGACCAACCCTAACGGTGACCCAGAATACGACATCGTTGAGGCGAAGGAAGTCATCAAAAAGACATTTCGATTTCGCGACTCGATTCAAGGCTACGGACATCGTGTGCCGTTCCGCTACAACCCACGATACAGCCTAGATGGAAGTGAAGAATTAGTCGACGCAGATGAAGTCAGCTCACCGAGTGCGATTACAGAATCTGATGAAGACATCACGCTCTCTGAACATCTTCTTTCTTGGCGACGAGGTCTCAGTACATCGCGACAGGTGGCTCGTTCGATACTTCGCGAGTCGGAACAGATGCCCCGTGATGTTAGTCTCGATTCTGTGCTCCACTTCCTCACGCGGGCACCTCTTGGTCGACGTGTTTCGATCACGCATTCCGAAGGTCCGCAAGCCGGGGGGTGGACAAATCAAATCGTTCAGGTTCTTGGAAAACGACTGAGTCCACAGGCACTCACCGTAGGACTTACATGCCTGGACCTACGGCGCCAGGTTGGCGAACTGACGTGGCTAGACTTTGAGGGATTTATGCCTACATCATGGGGTGGTGGGTCGCGTATCGATTCATTGCTGAACGACGGAACCTACGACGTATTTCCAAACTGGATCTACTTGACCTACGATTGGGACGCGATCCCGAGCACCCATGGTCTGCGTTTGAGGGCGACCCTGGCTACCGACGCCGGCACAGTGCGGGCGGCTGTGTATGCGTCGACCGACCTCGCCACAGTGGTCGCGCAGACGGCGACACATAACACCAGCACGTTGACGGAGGTCGCGGTGGTGGATATTCCAAGGCCAGTTGGGGACGGTGAAGTGCGATACATGATTCGTCCAATTCTTGCGGGTGGTGCCGTGATCGCTGACGCTCGAGGAATTGTTGCGATTGAGGGCTACGAACTGTGAAAAAACTTCTAACGATCCTTTTTCTTCTCGTTGCCTCCGTTGTCGAGGCGCAAGTTCGCGACGGAACGAGCTTCCGTCTCGTTCCCTCGAACAAGGCGATGGTCGCGTGCACGGATCCGACTTCGGGCGGGGGCCAGGCAGCTGTCACCGGAACGATCTGTCTGGGTACGGCTGGCATCTATCGGAAGTTCAGCACCGGAGCGACTGATTGGATCTTGATTGCAACTGGAGGAATTACCATTCCGACGGGAACGAGTGGTGGAGTGCCATATTACAGCAGCACAACGACCATCGGTTCGAGCGCCCTGCTCATCGCGAACTTGCCGATGTTCGGCGGTGGCGCGGGCGCCACGCCATTCACGGGAACTCGAACGGGTAACACAACAGAACTCGCGTCTTGGACCGGGGCAAAGACTTCCGGTGATTGCGTTCAAATCAACGCGAGCGGCAACTTGGAAGTTTCTGGCAGTTCATGTGGCGGCGGTTCTGCTACAAACTATCATATCGCAGCGCAGATCGGAGATGGCGTCAACGTCATCTCGACCGGTTGGCAAGGATGTTCGTTCGTGCCTCACACTGGCACGATTACAAGTGTAACGCTCGCGTCGACCGATGCGGCAAGTCCTACGTCTGGTTCGATTGTGGTTGATTTGTGGAAGGATAGTTACGCGAACTTTCCACCAGATAACGGCGATTCGATCACAAGCGCGACGCCACCAACAATTTCTTCGACCATCAAGAGTCAAGATACGACATTGTCAAGTTGGGGAACGTCGTTGTCGGCGGGTGACTTTGTCTGCTACAACGTGGACTCAGTGACGACCTTTACGAAGGTGAATCTGTGGATCAGGATCAACCCATGAATAAATTGCTCGGTGCTTTTGTCGCTTTTTTCCTTGGCGCGTCGATATGTCACGCGCAGAGTGTCACGTCTATTCCGGCTTTTGACTTTGTTATTCCTCACGGCGGAGAGCATGGCGCAAACGGTTTCACGTTGAACGCTGCGAACGAAAATGGTCAAGTCGTCGGCACAATCTTCATGCAAGGTGGGAGTGGCACCAAGACGATTTCCGCAGGAGGTGGTGGAAGTATCTTTATATGGGCCGGATCTTCGACATGGGCAACCGCCTCGAGTGAACTTCGTGTTGGTATCGAGGATCTTAGTTCTGCGGGAATAGGAGATACCACCCAGGATGTGTATGGTGCTAAGATTGCCGGAACTGACTCAATCGTTGCACCACACCTAATTAACTGGGACATGACAAGCGGTACGAAGACTCTCACGCACGGCGATCCTATCGCTATATCAACACGTATGCCTGTCCGCGCTGGGGCAGACAGTGTGGCGTTCGGAACGTGGACGTGGACTCCAGGTTACGCAGGAACTGGTCGTCCCTACGGCGTAGCCAACAGTGCTAAGACGTCGGAAATGCTCTACGCAGTTATTAAGTTTGATGACGGCACGTATGGTTGGATTCAAGGCGCTCAGAATATCCAAGCGCCGGCAGCGACCGTCACATATGGGAACGCATCTACGCCAGACGAATACATCGCTACATTCACGGTCTCCGTTCCCATCCAAATCTCTCGGATCGGGCAGCCGATAGATGATGCCGCCGCCGCGGATCTGTATGACTTAAATTTGTTCACTGACCCTTACGGAACGCCGACTGCGGTCCGGACAGTAAACGTGGACCCAGATGCCTTTACCAATGAGGGCGCGACCCCGATGTTCATCTTTACTGACATTGCGGTTTACACACTAATTCCTGGCGTGACGTATGGGATCGGTCAACGACCGTCGACCGCGAACACAATCACGATGGGCTACATCAACGTTGAGACAGGATTTGAGGGTCTTAAGGCCACGCTTCCTTTGGTAGAGAATGTGAAGCTCGCATCACGTTCAGACCAAACTGGAGCGTTTGTAGAAACACAGGTCTATCACATTCCGTACTTCGGATTTACCATTGTCGGTTTGGGATCTAGTGGCAGTGGTGGCGCCAGATCATTTACGTTCTAATGGACCTCACAACATTAACCAAAGCTACCGAGGTCATTTCACAAGGAGGATTTCTCCTCGTGCTGGTGGCCATGGTGTGGGCGGGTTACAAGCAGAAGTGGGTGTGGGGACACCAGCTCACGGACATGGAGGAAGACCGTGATTACTGGCGAGGACTCTATCACACGAAAGTTCAGGAGTTAGAAACAGACTATCGGAAACTGTTAGCAGCCGCGCTCGTGGCGCGGGAAAAGAACAAGGTGCGGCATGATGGCGAAGCTTCGTAGCTGGCTCAAAGTCCTCGGCTACCGTCGTCCATCGCGAGTTACCTCCCATGACTTGGCGTTGCGTGAGATAGCAGAACGGCGGGTCGATCGACTGCTGATCATGAAGAAACGAATTGAAGCATTGACTCCCCGGAGGGGACCTTGGTGAACCTAACCGTTTGGTCACTGATTTGGCTGCGAGCTGGTGTTGGCTTGTTCGCGTTTGGTCTCTGTGTTGTGCTCTTTCTACACATTCGTCGTGACCGAACTGCGATGTTACTCGCCGGGGAGAACGGCATGAAGGCTGAGATTCTTACTGGCGAAATGCGTGGATTACGTTCGGAGGGCAAATGGTTGTTGGCGATGGCCATCACTGCTTCCATTCGAGTCGTATCGGAGGTAGTTGGTTGGCTGCATGGAGAGACGTCGCCTCCGTGGGATGTCGGTGCCCTGCTTGGTACGATTGTCATTCTGGCGTTCACGATGGACTCCGTTTGGGTAATTGTCGCCAAGCGACGGGAACGACAGCGACTGTTCACTCTGGCAGCGGCAATTAGACGTGGAGGCGAGGTGTGAGACTGACATTATTCGACACGGCGATGCGATTCGCTGGTGATGTAAAAGAAATCACTGGCACGAAGCACGACCCGGCGATTATTTGGTTCCAGCGGTCGTGCGACGTGACTATCAACAACGATGAGGTCGCATGGTGCAGTGGCTTCCTCAATCGGATGGCATGGTTACACCGATTACCACGCTCCAAGAGTTTGGCTGCGCGGAGCTGGCTGATTGTTGGTGAACCGATTGCGTTGACCGAGGCGACTGCAGCCTGGGACATCGTGATACTGAAGCGTGGGAAAGGCCCGCAGCCCGGTCCCGACGTGCTCCAAGCACAGGGCCATGTGGGATTGTTCGCTCGACTCGACGGTCCTCTGGTGTATCTGCTGGCTGGCAATCAGTCGAACGCCGTGACCATTCAACCATTTCCAATCACCGACGTGCTTGGTGTGCGTCGACTTTTCAAGGAGACACTCTGATGTTTCGTCACACTCGTTCGTGGTTCATTCTCTTGGCGTTGTTCCTGTTCGTTGGGCTCACTCCCATTCTCTTTGCTCAGGCAGCTGATGCGGCGGGCGTTCCAGTCCCTGCCGACTCAGCAAACGAGTGGGGTGGTGCGTTGGTTTGGGCGTTCTTTTCATCTTCCACCCTGGAGTGGTTGAAACGCAATAAGACCCTGACCATCTTGACGGAGCAAACGGCGTGGTTCGCACAGCGTCTCATTGGTGTGGCGTTGGCAGTGGCTGCTGCCGTTGGTGTGCATTGGTCGTTTGATCCAGTGGCCGGTGAGCTCGTGGTGGGTGGGCTAATTTGGTCATCGGTTTGGACACTTGGCACCGAAGCGATTCGACAGTGGGTGCTTCAAGAACTGACCTATCGAACGGCGGTCCGTTCATATCACCCGCAAGCAACCACTTAGTCCTAGCTATTTCCATGCGGAGTGTGATATAATGACTGGGGAGAATTTCACCATGCGTAAATTGCTCGCAACGATTTCACTCGTTGCCATCATCGTTGGTTGCTCGTCACTTCCAGCCAAACAGGTGGCAGTTCAGAGCAATCGGGTCGCTGGCCAAACCATCTGGGCGTTGCAGGACGCGGAACGTCGTCTCTGCAATCCGGCATCGTTCGACAAGGACCCGCTGGTCCCCATCCGGGAGTGCGTCGGCCCAGTGGCGGAAGCGGCCAAATTGACGACCGAGAACCACCGGAAGTTCGCCGCCGTGCTCGAACGTGCTTACACGTTGCGTATTCGAGTGGACAAGGCTTTACTGTCCTGGCAACCAGGAGCCCCGGCTCCGGCTGAACTGCCTGGTCTTCGAGACGCGGCAGCGGAAGCCTTGCAACTGGCTCGAGCGCTGGCCCAGACGCCTCAGCAACAGCAACTCGTTGATCTCGCCACGACGGTGGTCAACGAGGTTCAGAAGATCATTAACGTCGTTCGGAGCTAGGAGATTTCCATGGCTATTGACCTGATCAAACTTCAGGCAAACATCGGGGCATATTCGTCGATCGTGCAGATTGCACTGGCGACGGGAAAGTTGCTTGCACCGCACATTCGCGACTTCGTTGGCTGGCTGGCCCACAAGCGTGGGGAGGTGCTGTCGAACGAAGAGCTCGACGCGATCACGCAGGGTGTTCTCGAACAGGATACGATTCGTCACATGATTGCCGCGGCCGAAGCGGCCCCGGAAGCTTAAGGATTTGCCTAGAAAACCGCTGTGGGACGTTGTGTCCGGACACCGGGTAGTTACGTCTAGCCGGAGTTCTGATAACGCCCCCAGCGGTCGCCTGGGCCGCCCAAATACGGACTGAGGACGCGGACTATGTCCACTTTCATGTCGTACTCGACGCTCGGGTCACTGGTGGCTGGTTTCCAGCCTCTTGCGGTCCGTGATCGTGGAATGGCATGGCGGGACATCACTGACAGCGACTGTAACACACCTGCATGGCTGAATGACACAGTCGTCATCTATCAACAGGGTGCGTATTCGAACGAGGGTCGTTCCGCGTATCTTGCCACCACAGATGGTCGTCGATTCAAACGCCAAGCGAGTCGGCTTTTCGCGGGCGGCAACCGATGGGTTGCCTCGCACGAAGCGCCGGACCCGGACGGTGTGAGTTCAGCGGTTCTCCATGATGGTGAAGGACGCACTCTTTGGGGTGATCGGAAATCGCCCACAGATCCTGTCGGTGGCCAGGCAGGCCCGAGTCGCATCTACTGGGGTGCGGGTCAGCATGGTGTCGGTCGTGATGGCACCCTCGCCTATTGCCCTCGTTACCATCAGGGCCGCGGAGTTATCATTGAGGATGCCGTCGGGAATCAACTGAATCGCACGGATGGCATTCCCGTGACGTCCTGTTCGGTCATTGACCGCAACGCGATTGGCGTGTTCTCTGCTGCCGACATCATGGGTCTCTGGTTCTGGAACGGTTCCACCTGGACGCGGTATCCGTTGGCGTTTCCTTGCTATGAAGGCCAGATTGTTCGGTGGAAATCAGACATCTACGTGCTGGAAGGCAGTGAGCAAATTGCTGTTCACAAGATTGATGATTCGACGAAAGGATGGGTCTTCGGGCTCTCCGGCAAAGGATACAACGCCGTTGGCTGGGAAGACGAGTCGAACGATCTCTATATCGCATGGTCTGAAAACGCGCCCGCCACGAAAGGAGCAGTCAAAGAAACCAAGCTAGTCGGTTCCGCGCAGCCGTGGCCCCTTCCTGTCTTCGAACCACCTCGTACCACACGTCAAATTTGGCGTGGCGTTGATGGTTCGAAGAGTGACGGTTCCGTGGTCACACAGCTTGGAAATTTCGCATGGGGCCAGCCGGCAGACAAGCGTCTGGTCTTCGAAGGCATGCCGTGGGCGTCAGCCGTCACACAGAAGCTGTTGACTCTGTATCTCAGCACCGAAAACACCCCACCCGTTGATTCGACAATCCAGGAAGCGAAGAAGCGGAGATGCGGAATCGCCGTCTACTGCGACGCGTTCCTGTGGACGTCGGCTGCAGAGAAGATCGCGCAGAAGTGCCTCACGGAGAAGGTGCCTATCATTCGTGTGGTCCAAGCCTATCTCGTGGAAGACGAGAGTGCTGGTGCCGCGATCGCCCGCGTGAAACGACAGGTGGACATTGTCAAAGGCAAGCCGGACAAGAGCGGAGTCGGCTTGATGCAACGAGCCGACCTTCCGTCATCAAAGACGAAGGAAGCCACACTGCGTGAGTTCACTCATCGTTGCGAGAACCTAATCACGGCGCAGTCGTCGATCGTGTTCCAGGCGATCTTCGGTGCACGACGACCCGGTGTCGTTGCCGCCGTGATGTCGTACCTGAATACCGCGATTTCCAACATGCGGACGGGTCTCCCGCCCGCGTTGCCTGGTTACAAGCCACCTCCACCCAAACCCGAACCACCGACGGAGCCTGATATGCCCTGTGTGATCGACGGATATTCGTACGAACGATGGGTCGAACTCGGCGCGAAGATCGATCGCCGATATCGCGAGGTCAACAAGTCCGCGGGTGGTCAGGGTGACCAGCCGCCAGCTGGCAGTGACGTCAACCACAACACGTGGCGCGTGCTGGCGGAGGGAATGTCCGAGGCCGAGATGCTGGCCCGCATTGATCCAGCATGGCAGCCGGGGATGAACCTCCCGGATTTCCAATAGGGCCGGATGTTCCCGGAGGTCCGATACCTCCGGCCCTGATCAGTCCTTGGCTCCCGAGTGGTGATTGGCCCACCTGCTTGCCAGAAGACGTGGGTATGGATTCGGCCAAGCTGAACGCCATTCGAGAGTCCGTCGTCGGCTACGGCGTCGTGTCTCGTTATGGCAAGGTCTTCAAGACGTGGCTCGACCCGCACCGCAACTTCACCAGCTGGGCGTCATCCGCGCGAGCGGGCGTGTCCATGTCCACCTGGATGCGCGACCTGACCCTTGGTCGAATCGGCAAAGGTCTGGCGAGTCTCGAGGAATCAGTTCGCAATTTGAATGGTCCAGCTGCGGCGGCATTGCCCGCCGAGCTGCTGTTGTGTCAGATGCTCGGTTACTGCAACGAGCATGGTCGTTGGCATTACAGTCAGTTCTGGCGAGTGGCCGACGACGTGTTCCGCGAGAATCAACCGGATGGTCGCGAGATTCATCAGGTGTTCAACGATGAGATGCGCGGTGTCTTCCAGGGATGGACGGCGGTGGAGAACGACGAAGATGGCACGCCACGCTTCAACGGGACACCCTGGAACGCGATGCGCTGGGGCGCGTGGCTATTGGATGAACTCCGTGGCGTGAACCACTTCATTTCGTCGGACCTCATGCGCCGAGTCATCGGCGGCGGTCCGTTTGGAAATGGGACGGGCACGAATCAACCGAACGAGGGAATGCAAGTCCATCTCGTCATGAACGAGATGATGTGGGAGGATCCGCACGAACTGCGTGTGCCTGGCGTTCCCAATCATACGGCGATGGCTCGTGATGGCGGCGACGGCGGCACGTCGAATGGCACCATCATCGCCATTCCAGAGTACGGCATCGCGATGGCGCATCGAGGACCAGTCGATGCGTCTCACATACTGCCGCAATTGTGTGCGGCAGTCAACTGAAGGAGAAGATATGGATAGCACACAGCACGAAGAGGGACGCGTACACGTGTACGAGAAGATGAAGGCGGCTGGCGGGAGACCGGTCGCCGTGGCCGAGGCACTGCTCACCGGACTGGCGGACGGCTTGGAAAAGATGGTTGGCCAGACGATCACGCAGGAATTCGTCGACAAAGTTCGCTCGGACATCCCGGAGATGCTCGAAGGATTCGGCGGACCGAAAGTGCATGGTCGCTCGGAACCGCATCTGCCGCCTGGGCAGGTGAAGAAGCAGTAGGAATGAAGCTCGCGGTGCAATTTGGCAATCGTCCGGCGTTCGTCATCGTGGACGGCGTCAGCGTGTACGTTGGGGGCCATGACGTGTGGCACATCGCACAGCGCAAGCTCCTTCGGGAGCGGGCGATTGCCGTGCACCCGGATTCGGGCGGGTCGCGGGACGCGTTTGGAAAAGCCCAAATCGCACGACGAGGATTTATGAACCGGGAGCGAGCGTGGTATGCGCATATTAGGATGACGCCACCTGGATGTGCACCGAAAACTCGTTGGTGCATGCTGTCCAAACGAATTGTGCAGATACTCAGATGCAGCGATTCGACATTCAGTGGAATTTGTCTGGAACTGGAATTGCACCGAAAGCACTCTCGAGTTCGGAATGTGGTCAACCGACTGCTTCGTCTCGGCGTCATTGAAACCTATTCCTTATCTTCACTGAGGCAGAAACGTGGCCGTGTGGCAACCACCCACTATCGACTTACGAAACTGGAGGAACAGGTGTCATGAAGTTGTTCATTTCGACTGTTGTGGGGCTCGTGTTTTTGTTCGTACCACTGATGGCGCAAACGCCCATGCACGGGATGAATGTCGAGGTGCAGGCTGACCGCATCCTCATCGGCGGCGAGTTCGTGCCACGGCCGCTGAACCTGCCCGCCGTGAAGGTCGTTGCGCTGGGCGAGGACAAGGCCATCGACCCGGCAACCTACGATTACATCGAGGTGCAAGGGACGGCGACGATGCTATCGGGAACCGTGAACGTCACGCACCTGTTCATCTTTCCAGGCGCCACGCTCCGGGTCGCGTGCGGTGTGACGCTTGTTGGCCGGAACGTCCCTATCAACACAGGCTCCGACCCGTTTCAGTGGGGCAACGGGCTCTTGAACTTTGGCACGTTTGTCTCAGACTGCCCGGAGGAGACGCCGTTTCTGCCGACGACGGCCCCGCTGGCGGCGAACGCCACACAGCTCACGTTGTCGGCGGACCCGGTCGGGTGGACGGCGGGTGACGAGCTGGTGCTGCCGGACACGCGTCAGTCTGGTCAGACGGGTTCGGCCCTGACTCCGCGTCGAGAGACGGGCACGCTCATCAAGAACATCACCGGACGTATCGTCACGCTGTCGAAGCCGCTCGCGTTCGCGCGTGACTCGGTGAAAATACCGGACGGCAGCGTCGTGCTCCAACCGCGCGTCGGCAACCTGACGCGCCGCACGGTGATCAAGAGCGAAGATCCAAACGGTGTGCGGTGGCACATCGCGATGGTTGGCGCGGGGGCCGGGTGGGACGTGCGTGGAACGTCGTTTGTGGGCCTCGGCCGAACGCGGAACGAGAAGCTCAACAACACGACGCAGGGTTCCGGCTCGCAGATCGGTACAAACCAAGTCGGTCGCTACGTGTTTCACGATCACCATACGTGGACCTCGTTCGCGATGCGACGCTTCTCCGGCAACGCCATCGACAGCAAGAACCTCGGCAAGTGGGGTGTTGTGGTGCATCAGTCGCATGATGCGATCTTCGAGAACAATATCTGCGTGGACACGCCGGGCGCGTGTTTTTCGACCGAGGACGGCAACGAGGTGCGGAACGTGTTTCGCGGCAACTTCGCGGCCTACGTGAAGGGCAACGGAACCGAGGCGAGGGAGAACGTCATCAATGGCAACGACTGCCGTGGGTGCGAGTCGGCCATGTGGTTCGCGGGCGTTGGGAACATCATTGAGAAGAACGAGGCGTGGAACAGTCAGAACGGCATCGACCTGTTCAACATCTTCCCGCTGGCGGCGGGCGTACAGGTGCCGACAGCGAAGGGCGCGTCGACGACGATGGTCCCGGTGCTGCCGGACATGGTGCCGATCTCCATGAAGGATAACGTCGTGTGCGGCAACACGGACGGCGGGTCGGTTTACTGGCAGCTGCTGGAGTTCCCGAACGAGCGGCTGATCGCCTGCAACAACGCGACGTTCCAAGCGAAGAACGGGGCACCGAACGGACCGAGCTTCATCTACCTCACAGACGCAAAGCTGGTATGCACAGGCGGGGTGGCCACGGCCCTCGGATCGTCGAGCGGCTACAACGCGGGCGTGGTCGATGAGCGCGGCCAGTATCGTGGCTGCGGGACCGGCGTGGCGGGTGGCATGGGGAAGGTGAAGGGCCACTTCACGGGCACGGTGTTTCAGAACGTGTTGAACATCAATTTGCAGCAGCCACAGTCGTGGGCGGCGGACATTCGGTTCACCGACGTCATGCACGTGCCGCTGCCCGGGAACGCTCCGTTCTACTTCTACTTTGACCGTGAGGGTCCGTGGCCCGGTCCGCCCGCCCCGTTGCCTGAAACGTCTGGGTGGGCCTATATGCACGGCTCGCGAATTCACATCAAGAACTGGCAAGGCACCGGCAAGGACTACGACCTGTTGCCGCCCGCCTCAGAGCGCAGCGGTCGCGCGTGGGTCACAACGGACTTTGAGAACCTCTGGCAGATTCCGCCGGACGAATGTGGCGCGACCATTGGGGAGATTTGGGACAAGTGTGGGCTGGCCTATGGCGGTGAGGCGTATGCCGCCAGCGAGGGCGTCGCACTGACGGGCGTGCAGTTCGAGGTGGGCGTTCCGGCCCCACGCCCGCCGCTGAATGCGCCGGAGTGCGTGCTGACAGCTCCAAACATGCGCGGTCCTGCCGTGCTCGGCTATGGCGGCTACATCCCGCTGTACCTCGCGATGACCGGGCAGCTTGAGGGTGCGGACCGAACGTGCTATCTCAGCATCGACGGCGGACCGACGATCGCGGCGAACGGCGGCTCGGCCAGCCCGAACTGGGTCCGACACTGGACTACAGTGGTTGGCACTGGGACGCATACCGTGCGCTCTTGGCGGCAGTTGAACGGTGTGGTGGTTGGGCCATCGTTCACCGTGTCATATCGCGTCGGTCCCGGTGGCGGCACGCCTCCGCCTGACCCACCGACACCTGTGAATTGCGCGCTGTCGGCGGTGTCCTCGTCCGCCTCTGTGTGGACGCTAAGTGGGACGATGTACACGCGTACGATCACGGAAACCAAGACGATCGTGACGGCTCCGGCCAACGGCGGCACGCCGTGCCAACCATAGGGTTGAGATGGCGTACGCTCTGGTCGTAAAGACGAAAGCGAGCGGGACCGCTAACAGCGTATCCACGCCGAGTGGCGTGGATACCTCTACCGCGACCCTTATCACTTTGCACATGTCGTGGTTCTACGACGGTGTGGACCCGACGCTGTCCGATACCATCAACGGCTCGGCATCCGGCAACACGTGGATTCCGTTGACGCTTCACGGAGCCACGTTTGTTGGCGCCAGCCGCTTCTTTTATTGCGCGAACCCAGCGGTTGGCAATGAGCACATCTTTACGTTCGCTCGGAGCAACATCTTTCCGTCCATGCGCGCCTACGCTTGGACAGGGAACCATGCGTCACCGGCCGATCAAGAGAACGGCACCTATGCGTTCGCGGCCCATACGCTCAATACGGGCAACGCTTCGCCCGGAGAGGCCAACGAGCTTGTTCTGACTGGCTGCATGTTTGAGAACAACTCGGGAGGCGCGGTATCTGTTTCGTCGCCGTTCTCCACGCCGGACGTAAATGCTTATTCCGGCGGTAACGCCGAGGGTGGCGCTACGGCCTACTCCATCCAAACATCGGCTACTACGGAGAACCCAGCGTGGGAGATCACCAATAATGCCTCGGTCATTGTCGTCTCTATTGCAACGTTCAAAGCGGGGGCCGCAGGAAATCCGTGGTACGCCTATGCACAGCAGCGTGTAATCACGGAGATCAAGGAACTTCGTCGCACGTGGGGTCGTAAGGGGTTTCTCTGGACGCCGGAGTACGTTTTCTCATAGGAGCTTTCGATGGCATTTGCTCACATTCACTTCGACCAGTCTACGCAATACGGGGCGCTCGTCCGCGCGATGCTCCGAGCAAACGAGTCCGCCGACGATCAGCTGCTTGACGTCCGCGACCTGCTCATCCAGATGCGCGACGGCGACGGCAGCCAGAACATCCACTATGCCAACGTCGTCAAGCGGCTCAAGGTGGCGGACTACGACCCGACGCAGGGTGCGCCGACGGACCCGCAGAACGCGGTCGCGCGGGCGCTGTTCGAGGAGATTGACTCCGCGTTCTCCAAGACGAGCGGCAACGGGTCGGTGACCAACGTGCGCGCGGCACGAGATCAGCTGTACGCAAAGACGCGCGGGTAGCCACCAGACAGGGAGCCGGAGATGCCTGATATGTGGATGGACGTCGACGTCGCGTTGTCCGAAGTCCCGGTCAACATTCTACCGTTGACCGACGATGGCGACTACAAGACCATTGAGACGGCTGTGGCTTATAACGCCGCTGGAATGGCGTTGTATTGGCACTTTCAGACGCGAGCGGGTGCGAGAACAACCACGCAGGTGACACCAACGAGCGGCGGCACCTACGATTGGACGCACCAAGGCCAAGGCGGATACACCATTGAGATCCCGGCGTCAGCTGGTGCGTCTATCAATAATGACACCGAAGGCTTCGGCTGGTTCACAGGGGTGGCGACGGGCGTCCTGCCCTGGCGTGGCCCGATTATCGGATTCCGGCCGGCAGCAATCAACAAAGCACTCGTCGATGGTTCTGAATACTTGAACGTGGATGCTCATGAGCAGAAATTTGACGCGAGCGTCCCTGGAGAGTTGACGACGAAGAAACCGGATGGCACGACGGACACCGCATACTCGCCACGCACACTGACGAGTGACCCGGATGCGGAACCAATTACAGGAAGCAGCTAAGGAGGCGTGGGGCCTGTATGAATCCAAACTCGAAGAACCAACTCTGGAGTCGCTGGACGGCATACGTGACTGTGCCGTTCCACAAGACATATTTCCAACCGTCGTTTCAGGAGGAAATGAAGCGGGCAACGGCAACCTACTACCGGAAGTTGTTCGGCTCGGCGTCGGAAATGGAGATCAAGATGCACGTACAAGGCGATCTGTCTCCGGTGGAATTCGTTGTCGTCTGCCGAACGGAAGGTCGGCCCGCGAATGAACCGATATTCCGGAAGGCGGCAATGACAGCGATCGCGGAGTTCTTCGGAAAGAACCTGCGACGCTACGGTCAGGTCAACATCCGGATGGACGTACACATTGAAGCCGGGGATCCTGGCAATGGAAATCCACCATCTCAGTTGATCATGGTGCCAGCCATCGATCTAAACGAAATTCGCAAAGAGGGAGTCTAACATGGAACGCTGCGTCGGGTGTGAAACGCAAGGCGAACAGCCGATCGTTGGGATCGGACTCGAGTCACCGGAACTGAAGTCTTTTGAGATTACCACAGCCAACGAACGTGGGTTTGTGGCCTACGGCGTGTGTCGTCCGTGTCATGAAGATCCGGCGCACCGCCATCGCGTATTGAAACTGTCGTTCTTCGAGCGAAGCCAGTCCCGGCACGCGCTCAAGAACGCGGGTTCCAATTCCATCGGCGGGAGGTAGCCTTGGCCAACGCACTGTACGATACATTCAAAGAAGGGATCCTTGGAAATACCGCGTTCGATATGGACTCGGACGGCATCAAGGCGTCTCTGATCGACTCCGCGGACTACACCTACTCGGCGGCGCATGACGAGTATTCTGGTGGCGCACGCGACGTGGCTCTGGCGTCCATCGTGGCGGAGTCGAGTGCACTCGGTTCGCCGACGGTGGCCCTCGGCGTGTTTGACACGGCGAACTTCACCTGGACGGCGGTCACCGGCGACGTCAGTGAAGCAGTCATCCTCTGGGATGACACACTGGCAAACGATCGACTCATCGCGTTCTACGACACCGGCATGACGGGCATGCCCGTGACGCCGAACGGTGGCGATATCAACTTCACCGTGCACGCATCAGGGTGGTTCGCCATCTAGCGGATGTCGATCCTCCCGATCTGGTTACTGACGGCGCTCACGACGCCAGCCTTGGAAGATTTGCTGGCAGCCGTGGACGATCCAGCCGGAACTCCGGCGACAAAGAAGCTCGCGCTGTCGAACTTCGCTCCACTGACAATCAGCAACATCATTGTTCAGTTTAGTGATCTCACCGGCGCGGGCACCTACACGCCGACGGCGGGATTGCAGACGGTATTGGCCATCGCTGTTGGTGGTGGTGGAGGCGGTGGTGGAGGCATCGCCACCGACTCTGCCGGTGGCGGAGGAGGTGGAGGTGGCACCGTCATCCGACTCATGACCGCGGCACAGATCGGTGCATCGAAAGCCTACTTCGTAGGAGCGGGAGGTGCGGCAGCCGGCGCGGGAACAGCTACCACGTTAGACGCAGCCGGTGCGTTGATGAATGCAGGCGCAGGGCAGCAGGGCACCGCAGGTGCTGGCTTTTCTGTGGTCGGTGTGAGTGTGGCAGGAGGGGCAGGTGGCACGGCAGCCAACGGTGACTTGAACATTCCGGGGCAGCCAGGTGAACGTGGTGTGATTTTCGACGGCACGAATGGTAGGCCGGGGAGCGGCGGAAGAAGCGTCTTTGGACGAGGTGGTGGGCGGGCCGGGTCTAATGCGACGGGCGAGAATGGCTGGCAGTATGGCGGGGGTGGTGCTGGTGGCCACGCATCTGCTGGTACTGACAAACCGGGCGCACTCGGCGAGGACGGCCTGATTTATTTTCTGGAGTTCATTGGATAGCTATGGCTGACACCAAGATCACGGCACTCACCGCGCTTACCGCACCCACGGTGGATGATCTTCTCGCCATCGTGGATGACCCAGCCGGTTCTCCTATCACAAAGAAAATCGCCATCACAGATTTGCTCACGTTGTTTACCAGCGACGTGGTCGTGCAGGTTTTGACTTCATCGAGCGGCACGTACACCCCGACTGCTAAGATGAAGAAGGTTCTGATGATCGCCGTGGGTCCTGGTGGAAATGGTGCGTCGATTACCGCAGCAGACGAGGCGAGCGGCGGAGGTGGTGGTGGCGGTTGTGCCATTAAGCTCTTTACAGCCGCAGACATCGGTGCGAGCAAGCCATACACGGTCGGACAGTCCTCCGGTAATAACACCACGTTGAACACGACACTGCTTGTTGGCAACAGCGGTTCAAATGGTTCAGCGACGGGCAATACTACAACGCTTGGTGCGAATGCTGCCGGTGGTGTAGGTGGCTCAGGGACGGGCGGAGACCTCGGTATTAACGGAGAGGCTGGAGATCGCGGCATCATTTACAGTACGACGCATGGCAGCGGAGGTCGAGGCGGATGCTCCGTGCTTGGCATGGGTGGTGCGGCCAGCGGTTCAGAAGCCGCAGGCAACAACGGCACTGGCTATGGTGGCGGCGGAAGCGGGTGTCACACCGCAAATGACACCAATCGCTCGGGAGGCACCGGCTCGGCGGGCGTTATCTACGCGATTGAATTCCTTGCATGAGCAACTACCTTCTCAAGGAAGACTCCGATAGGATTCTTCAAGAGAACAACGATCCCATATTACTAGCGGCAACACTTGACGTAGTCGGCGCACATCGTAGTTCGACCAAACAACTCTTCGCCAGTATTGTCGCTGTTACGATCCTCGGTGCGCATATTGCATCGACAGGACAGATTCATCCTGGAGCCACCGCCACTCAGGGCTATCGTTCGAATGCGGCGTTCTGGATTGGTGGTGCCGCTACTCCGTCATCTGGTACGACGATCATTGGTGCGCATCGATCATCTACAGCGCAACTCTTTGCGGGATCCATCGCATTCACTCTGACCGGCGCGCATCGCGCGTCGACGAAGCAACTTTTCGCTGGGTCAACATCTTACGTCGTCGTTGGTGCACATCGTGCTTCCACACTGACCCTGTTCGCTGGGTCTGTGACGACTGGCGCGGTGACGGTCACAGGTGCGCATAAGGCGTCCACTGTTCAGTTGTTCGCTGGCACCGCAAGTCCCGGTGCGGTCACCATTACGGGTGTCCACCGGGCGTCCACAGCGCAGTTGTTCGCTGGATCCGTGGCACTCAATGTCACGGGAGTCCATCGAGCATCTACTGTTCAACTGTTCGCTGGTACAGTCACAACGGGTGCGGTCACCGTCAGTGGCGTACATCGCGCCTCCACTGTGCAGTTGTTCGCTGGCACAGCCAGCCCACAAGCGGTCACGGTTACAGGTGTGCACCGTGCATCGACCGTGCAGTTGTTCAGTGGTACAGCGATCGGCACGACGAACGTCACGGGCGCACACCGTGCATCAACCGTGCAGTTGTTCAGTGGTACAGCGAGTCCCGGGGCTGTCACGGTCACTGGCGCAACTCGAGCGTCCACGGTCCAGCTATTTGCCGGTTCGGTCACAGTCGGCGCGGTCACCGTATCTGGCGCGAATATTCCGAGTGGAAATCAGCGATTTGCTGGAAGTGCAGCCTACGTTGTAGTCGGAGCGTCTCGAGCAAGCACTGTCCAATTATTCAGTGGCACCGTATCACCGGGTGCTGTTACTGTAGTCGGAGCGTCTCGAGCAAGCACAATCCAGATGTTCGCGGGCTCCACCGCGTTCACGCTGACCGGGGCGCACCGACCGTCGACGGTTCAGCTATTTGCCGGGTCGATAACCACTGGAGCGGTGACAGTTACGGGAGCCCATCGTGGTTCCTCCGTTGCCCTCTTCCCCGGAAGCGTGGTGCTCACGGTCCTTGGTGCCAGCCGTCCCTCAACGGCCCAGCTCTTCGCAGGGAGCGTCAGCGTCGGAGCCGTAGGCGTAACGGGCGCGCACGTCTCATCGACGGCCCAGGCGTTCGCTGGGACGGTGACAACCGGCAATTCCCTGTCTGGCGTTCGGGTCGAATCCACGGCCCAACTGTTCAGTGGCACGGTGACAACCGGCGCGGTCATCGTGGTTGGGGCACACCGGGCATCGACCAAGCAATTGTTTAGTGGCACGGTCACCACACTCACGAATATCACCGGAGCGTTCATACCCAGTGGAAATCAGCGATTTGCGGGCCGTGCCGCCTACGTCATCAACGGGGCGCATCGCACGTCGACCACGCAATTCTTTGCCGGGTCGATCACGACTGGCGCGGTCACAATCTTTGGTGCCAGAATCGGACCCGGAAATGCACGATTCGCCGGCAGCGTCACAACGGGCGCGGTCGGAGTCACGGGATCCTTCATTCCAAGCGGCAATCAACGATTTGCCGGCACGGTTCATCCAAGCCAACCGATCATTGGCGCGACGATCGCATCGACAACGCAGCTATTTGCCGGCACCCTGATTCCTGGTGCGGTTACGGTGACCGGCTCGAGCCGTGGTTCGACCGTCCAGGTCTTCGCCGGTGCGGTCACGCCCGGTGCGGTCACGGTCGGTGGCTCAACAATTCTGAGTGGAAATGCGTGTTTCCCCGGATCGCTGAGCAGCACGGCGTTTCGGGGGATTCTGTATGCGGCGGGAAGCTACGACCCGATCATTCGGGCAGTAGGCAGCTACGATCCGGCGATGGAGGTGGCGGGGAGTTATGAACCGGTCCCACCTGCCATCATCGAAGTCGCAGGCAGTTACAGTCTGGTGATTCATGTGGCGGGCAGCTACGACACGGTCCTGCGGGCAGCTGGTTCATGGGATAGCGAGGTCTGATTATGGCTGAGGAAGTGAATATCGGGGGAGATGGCACACTGTTCAAGGGAGAGGACAAGGAACTCGAACTGGAACTTTTCCTCAAGTCAGATCCCACGGTGGCGGTGGATTGGTCGACCTGGGAAACAATCGTCGATATTCGGAAGAAAGACACATCCGGGGATCCAGCAATTCTCTCCAAGGTGGTGGACCCGCCCACCGGATTGTTCGATCCGATCCGGGCGAACAATGATCAACGTGGCCACGTGATCTTCACGGATACGGAACTGAACTTCTACCGGACGGAAGGCTATCGGTGGTCGTGGAAACGTATGGATGATGGGAGCGAAACGATCCTTGCCTGGGGTGCATTCAGCCCACAGAAAGCCACGGCTCCCTGATCATTGGTGCCAGATCCGGACGATCACCAACAGAAATGGCCCGACACCCGATGGATTGGGTGGCGGGCCATGGCTGTTAGGACTTCCGACGGCGTCGACGTTCGATCTTGTCGAACCGTTTCTGCTGCTGGCGCTTACTTAACGTCTGCTTCAGTGGCTTTGGTCGTTTCAAGGTCCCTCCCTTTGATCCAATCTTCCACAGCCTTCTTCGATCCCCACGCGTTGCCTGGCGCGTAGTTGTACATGAAGTAGTGATAGTACCAGATGAGATGCTTGTTCTCCTCGTCTGCTGCCTTACACGCCTTCCCGAGATCGTTCGTGAGAATCCCCATCAGGAAGTCGCCAGGCGGAACCCGCCCAACGAAATAGCGGAGGATCCCGCCGCACATGTAGCCGGGGATGCTCGAGCCGACCAACGCACGCTCCAGCTTTTCCAAGATGTAACGCTGGAGGTTCGTCAGCTCCGTGTTCGGCAGTTCCGTGTGTCTAACCAGATTGATGTCGCTCATCGCCCTGCTCTCCTATCCAGTTGGGCGCGGTGAAGTCGGGTCACGCGCCAGCCTTTCGGTCGCTTGCAGTTAATGCACACGTCCCGTGCATCGTAGCAGCAGGACGTGCCCGGTGTCTCGCAGTAGGCGGAACCCTTCGGTGCCGCCCTGGGGTTCGCGTGCTTATCGGTCATTCCACAGCCCCAATTCCCGACATCGTCGGACCAGACCGATCGTGAGCCGATAGGCTGCGTCGTCATTTCCAAGCTGGATTGCGTGCCAGATACACGCAGTCCACGAGTTAATGACCTGACTCTGTCCTCGTGTCATTCGTCCTCCCATCGGTCCCATCGCGGGTGGCGGTAGGATCCGTCCGGCGTGCGCTCCTGGAACTCGATGCGGAGTTTGCGCCCGATGTCAGGGTGGACACGACCCACCCGAGCTCGCTCTTCGAGGGCACGGCATTCTTTGTCGTTCCTCGTTTTGACCGTCGTCTCATTACCATCCTCGTCACGAAGCTGAACCATCCCATAGTTCCCTCGATACTGAATCTCCCCCTTCGACGGGATGAACCCGACGACTTCGAGCACGGCGGTCCGGAGCGCCTTGATCTTGATCCAGGCATCCTTCGGTCGCTTCCCTGGGACGTAGGTCGACTTCCTCCGCTTGAGGATGACGCCCTCCCCGTCCTTGGCCCAGATCTTGCTGACCGCCTTGTCCACGTCATCATTGTTCTTGACGTGCCACATCGGCGACAGCATCACAGAATCACTCAGCAGTCCTTTCGTCTGGATCTCTTCCAGATACGCGCGACGCTCGTCGTAGTTCTGCTGGACGATGGACACGCCGAGCAGATCCACGATGTCGAAGACCACGTAGATCAGGTTCGGGCCGTTGGCGATTTCCTTCACGCCGAAGGAGCGGTCGCCTGGCACGAACAGTTCCCCGTCGTAGACCCCACGCGGCAATCGCACGAGGTCCAGGATGATGTGCGGAGGCAGCGCACGGACGATCCCGTTCCGGCTCCACGCGATGGGTGCGCGGTTCGGTTCCACCCGAACCATGATGCGGTGTCCGTCGTATTTCTGCTCGAGCGCCCAGATGCCCGGTTCGATGTTCAGGAACTTGGGCATCGACGCGGCGAGCATCGGTGTGGTGAATGACACGGTCGTATCCTCCTCGAATAGTCTGGTCATGGTTACTCGGCCTCCCCCGGCAAGTTTTCCAACGCCTCGTTGGCCCATTCGTCGGGCCCGTCGAGCGTGAGATCCTCGAACTGAAGTGGCTGGATGGCTCCATCCTGACCGTCGACGGCCTCCCACGCTTCGACCATCTCACTGGCCACTTCCCCCTTCTCCCCTTCCTTCCACGTGTCGGTGTGGTCATCGAACTCGCTGCGGAGGCGTTCCGTGATTTCGGCGACGAAGGCCATCTCTGTTTCCAGCTTCTGGTTGTAGATTTCCACCACCGTGCCGTTGAACTGGTCGATGAGCTCGCGGATCTGCGCGTTCAGGTCCTCCAGCCTCGCCTCCACCACGTCCTTCGCGTCGGACAGCACGTTCATGGACGCGTTCAGGTTCTTCTGCTCGGCCTTGCTCAAGCGAAACGCCATTAATCTACCCTCCTCACGTCGACCACTTTGACCACATCTTCGCTGTTCGGATTGAGGTCGTTCCAGAACGACTCGTAGACCGCTTCCACGTCCGCCGGTGTCTTACTTGTGCGGAACATGAGATTGTCCTTCGTGTCGATCACTTCCACGCGGGCCTTCCCCACCCGCCGTCGCGTTGCCCGGCTCATGGCGACGGCGGTCACTGCGAACTTCATGGTTGACTCCATCCTAGCTGTTCTATCATCTGAGTGAGATTGACTTCACCCATCGAATTCCACACAACAAATATCTTCCCAGATGCTGTGTGAAATGCACGTGCGCCATACGGACCACACGACGGAAAGCCATCGTGGCCGTATTTCACACTGACGATTGTCTCGTTCAGCAACGCATCAAAGCTGACGTGACGACGGATCCATCGCTTTTCTTTCTTGGTGCCAGATTCCATCGTCCTACTCCGTGACCCAGACCAAGGACTTCTTGGCCCGCGTGATAGCGACATACTGGATGTTCTTTTCTTCCTGGTTGTGGTTGCGCAGCGTCGACTGCAGCACGAACACCCGGTCGGCCTCCAGACCCTTCGACTTGTGGACCGACGAGCACGTGATCATACCCGCCTTGCCCAAGCCGTCATCCACGAACAACGCTTCGATGCGATCGAGCACTTCAGCCACATCCTCGGCTCCATCCGTGAGCTCGATGAGCATGTCCGCCTTGTCCCGGATTCCCTCGACCAGTTTCTCCCGCTTCGCTCGGATCATCCGGTCGATTTCCCGTTCCCGCCACGCGATGAGTCGGTCCGTGAACTCGGCGACCGTTCGCGCCTTCAGCTTGCGGCACAGTGCAATCAGACCCTGACCAATGTTCCGGCCTTCGATCTGGGTGCGTTTGCCATTCCGGAGCAGCCGCATCGCCACGTTGACGAGCGGGGCGTTCACCCGCGAGAGGATGAAGTCGCCGGGACCTGCTTCCAGGAAGAGCTCGTGATACTTGATCGTTCGCACCTCACCCTCGTGATTGTCCGGCCCTGCGCTGAAGTCTTCCACCAACCGCTGCGCTTCTGCCACGATGGCTTTTCCACACCGATACGTGGTGGTCAGTGGGAGTTCCTCGGCGTCCAGTTCCTGCTGAATTCGCGCCATGGACTCCGAGTCCGCACCACGAAAGGCGTAGATCGCTTGCATGTCATCACCGACGCCGGCGATCCGGTTCCGGCACACGCCCATGGCCAGTTCCAGCTGCGCCTTGGTCATGTCCTGCATCTCGTCGATTACCACGAGGTCATACGACTTGTGCATCCAGCCGTTGCGGACTGGCAGAAAGATCATGTCCGCGCCGTCGATCCCGGTCAATACCGGCTTCACCGACGCGGCCAGCTCCATCGCTTCGAGCGCCTTCGTCTCCACGAACTCCGCACCGAAGCCGAGCGGCTCGTAGGCTTCATCCGGAACCAGTTCGAACTGATACTGGATGTCGGTCAGATCGCCGACCTTGCGAGCGTGTGGTTCCATCTCGCGACCCTTCGAGTGCAGCTTGGAAATCAGCTTCTTGATCGCGTCTGGCACACGCACGCCGCACACTTGCTGCGTGAGGTTGTCCTGGCGATCATCCTCGAAGTTCACGATGACGTCGGGCCAGTAGATCTTGACACACGCGAGGCCGACGCCGTGCAGGGTCTTCACAGTCGCGCGGGAGTTGCGTTGCTTGAACTCCTTGGCGATGCGGTTGTTGTAGGCGCAGTAGAGAATGTCGCGTTCCGGCGCGGCATTGATCCCGTCCAGCGCCGTGGTCGACTTCCCGGTGCCGGCTCGAGCCTTGATGATGAGATAGGGGCGATGCACGAGCGGCAGTCCCAGGCCGAACTTGAACCACCGAATGATCGCCTCTTGTTGCAGTGAGTGTTTCATGGAGCCTCCTCAGGCCGGTTAATTCCGGCGACGCGGACGGATCTGGATGGTGCCAGATCCGTCGCGAATTGATGCGTTTCTAGCTCCGGCTCGCTTCCGCGACGACTGGCGGCCACACGATTCCTGCACACGCGGTGCAGATCGCAATCTCACGCTTGATGTTGCCGTCCTCGTAGCGTTCGACGACTTCCTTCGTCATGGGTTCGTGCAGCTTCGTGATCTTCTGGCAGAGCTGACATCTAAACATGTTTCTCTCCTTCCGTCACAGGCAGCATGTCGATGTGCACGCGGCACCCGGTCAGCTTCTCGAGGAACTGCTCGGTCTCGAGAATCTTCTGGGTGATTTCCACGGCGTTGAGCGTCTCCGCATCCACCGGATACCCTGGCACGATGGCCAGGGTTTCCGTGGAACGCTTCACGGTGAGATGGAACTTGACCTTCACTTCGCCTCCTTGGTGAACGCGCCGGTGAACAACCAGCGCAGCCGGTGCTTCAGCGGGACGGTGTTGAACAACGTCGTGGTCTCCAGGACCTGGAGGCGGAGCTCGTCGACCTGCGATTCGAGCGACTTGCACCGGGCCTCGTATTCCCGACGGTCGAGCCGCATCTGCGACATCGCGGATTCGGTGACCGACGTCACGGTTTCCTTCAGGATGTCCTGTCCCTCGAGCTGCTCGGTGATCTTTTCGACGATCACTTCGTCCAGGTCCTTCTCCTTCACAAACTCGTCGAAGTCCAAGTCGTCGACGGCCTTTTCCACCATCGAATCCAGGTTGTTGACGACCAGATCCTCGAGCCGACGGTCGAACTCCCGGCTCTCGAGCACTGACTCCCGGACTGCGTCTTCATCCAGGATCTCGGGCAGGTCTTCGATGCGCTTCTCGAGCAACGAGAGGAACGCTTCGGTGTGTTCACCGAGTCGACGGTCGAACTCGGTGGTAAACAACGGGTCCGTGCAGAACTGACAGGTGCCATTGATGCAGGTGCAGATACGAACAGGTGTGGTGCTCACAGGGCCTCCTTCTTTTCGGTGATGTCATCGGTGGATGGAACGACGCGCCACTCGCGGACCAGGAGCCAGCGGCCCATCAGGTCCACGGCGTAGCGTTCGGCTTCCAGTTCGGTGCGGAACCGCAGCGCGTTGCCGGCCCAGACGCCGGAACTGTCAGCGATCACTTCGACTTTGAACGACTTCATCACGTCACTCATCGTAGAGCTCCTGTTCCACGCCAGCCCACTTGGCCAGAACTGAACTAATCACGAAGGACTTCGAGCAGTTGAATCGCGCCGCGTCCCGTTCCACCCGACGGCGAATCGCCGGGTGGAGGGAGGACGGGGACGGGATGCGGATGACGTCGCGAATGCGCGGCTGGTTGCGAAGCGTCTTGTGCTTAGGCATTGGCCCTCTTTTCCATACGGCGCTTGGCCCAGGATGCCTTCATTGCCAGCGAGCGGCGACGAGAGACACTGAAGCTGGTGCGCTTCTTCACCACTTTCCTTCGCTTCCAGGTCGTCTTGCCAACGATCTTCGCCGCCATTGCCGGCGTGCCTGGTATCTCGAACAACGCATCGAGCGCATCCGCTGCAAACCGCAACTTCTGTGAGAGTGTCTTGATCGTCATGGGTCACATCCCGTAGGTGGCGTAAGTGAAGACTTCCTTCTTCAGATACGACTCGAGGAAGTCGTAGACCTCGGCGTCATACGACTTCTTGAACATGGCCTGCAGCTTCGGCGACTCCTTGAATTCCTTCATCCGCTTCAAGGACTCCTCGAACCGATTCGCGTCGAGCACGATCTCGATCACGTGTGACTTGGGCAAGCTGACGTTCTCCGCGGTGTGCTTGCCCCGGCGACCGTAGCCATTCTTTTCCATCGCGATGGCTTCCAGCACATCCCCAGCGCAGTCGTTCCACACCCCATCCGCGGCCCAGCGGATGGCACGGAGTTCGGTCTCGGACAGGTCGAACTGCTTCTTCAATTGCGTCAGCGTCTTCGTTGAGCGTTTCATGGAACCTCCTCAGGCCCGTCTATTCGGGCGAGTCGCGACCTTGGTGCCAGATTTCGCGAACTTTCTAACTCCATGCAGTAATTTGGGCGACTGGGACGACTTTGAGCCAGCCCAGGCGACCGCCCAGGACGCGTCCGGAACGGCGGTAAGGGTAGCGTCCCCTCCGTCCGTTCCGGCCGTCCTGTGTCGGGTATCTAACCTGAACGCGCCCTATCCCGCGACTTTCTCGAGCGTGTCCAGTCGGTAGCGCTGGCCGAGGCCAGTTCCGTGACCCATGCCGTGTTTCCGTTCGCACGAATCACACATGAGAGCCCACGGCCCCATCAGTGTCTTGCCATCCGTGAAGAAATCCTTCAACGGCTGGTGGCACATCTCGCACTTCACGGGCGTGACCCCCATCCACTTGCGCTTTTCCACCGTCTTCCTCCCTTCTTTGTGGGCGAGCACCGCGCCCACGGTCAGGTCCACGAATCGCGGGCCACCCACGCGGGCGATCCGTTCTTCCTGGACTTGCTCGAACGTGACCGGACGTCGTCTATTTGGTGACATCGGTGTAGACCTCCAGTTCGAAATCGAGGAACTCGCGAATCGTCATGTCCGGCATCGCGCACGTCCAGATGCCAAGGCACGTGTCGGCGGCGACGTCGAACAGCGTCGCCTTCGCCGCCTCGAGCACCTGCTCACCCTGTTCCAGCGCTGTGTCCTCCTGTCCCTTCTCGGAGATGAAGAGCAACTCCATCTTCAACGCCCGCACCAGCTTGCCCTCGTCTTCCTTGTCCGGGTGATGATCCCGACCCAGGAAGCCGTCCATATCCACTTTCGTCACGCGGAACAACATCAGAACTCCTCCTTGTAGCCGAGCAATTCGAACCACGTGGTGCCGCCAACGATTGACAGCTTCCCGGTGCCATACATGTCCACGGCATAATTGTATGCCGTGGACACGTCGTAGGCTTTTCCAAGTCGACGCTCCGCGTAGATCTTCGCGGCGGCGAGTGTGTAGAACACCTTCGACTCCTTCAGTCCGTCGATGGTGGTGTAGCGCAGCCGGATGAGATTACCGGACATCGAAGTGATCCATGGCGGTGGCGAGCAGATGATTGTAGTCCCCGCTTCTCATCTCCTTCATCACCTCGTCGATCTGCTCCTTGGTCCAGCCCGCCTTGCGAGCCGCTTCCTTGCACCGACCGAGAATGGCGAAGGCGTTTCCATCCTCACCAACCAGCTTCACCTTGGGACGCTTGCGCGTATCAGACATCTCGCACCTCCACCAACTTGCAGACACGCATGAGATCTGCACGAATCTCTGGATACTCCTCTGAACCGTCAGCCGACACCGCGATCCTGAACGCCAGATCCTGGTCTAGACCCAATCTGTCCAAACATTCGGCGTAGTCGACGTCATGTCGATCAGCGACGGCAGTGATTGGACACACGTTCAAGCCGTTGGTTTCGTCTTTGGAACGAACTCGTTCGCCCCAATACAGATACCACGTGCGGTTCAACGCGGCCAGCTTCTCGAGGAACTCTTCATAGCTCACAGCACCACCTCCTCGACCAACGGCGTGCCGGGTGGCGGCGGATGGAAGCCACCCTGAATCACGAACTCGGCACCTCGCCAACGTGAGAACAGCTGCGCGTTCGCCGGGTCCAGGTCCCATCCTGACCCGGTCCAGTAATACGTGAACGCCTTGATGCGATACTTCATCACTGGACCTCCTGTCCGCCGACCTGACGGACCGTTCGACCACCCTCTTCGACGATGTGTTCCTGCTGCGCCCGGAGCTCCTCGACCTTCGCGACGAGGAACTCGTAGACCTTCTGCTTGTTCCCTTTCAGGCCGAACTCCTGCTTGGCGACCGCGTAGCAGGAGCGGCCCCGCGTCAGCTTCATCCCGCGCAGTTCCGCCCGCACACCCGTCATCAGGGTGGCGAGACGGAAGTAGGCGATGCTGTCCCCGGTCACGGTCGTTCCGCCTTTGTGGTGGCTGATAGGCATGTTAGTGTCCCTCGTTCCAGGTGGAAATGTCCTCGACCGCTTCGTCGAAGGACCAGACGGGAACCGCCGTCACGGTGTATTCGTCATCTTGCTCGTCGAGTGCTTCTTCGAGCTCCACTCGCCTCAGCTCCGCCACGTCGTCGTTGGTGACGCAGATGAAGTCGAGTTGCGGGTTACCACGCCATCGAATGACGAGGGCCTTCACTTGACACCCGACTGATGCTGAAGCGGAACGTCGAGCCACTCGAGCGCGCCCGCCACCCAGCATCCCGGCTTGTGGCTGTCGACGTCACCGCAGATGAGGCACTCGACGAACGTCTCCTCGCTGGTCGAGATGTTACGAACCACGACTTCCTGCAACTGCTCGACGGCGTGAGCGATTTCCACTTCCTGTTGCATGCTCAGTGTCGGAGCCTGACTGGGGTGGGTGGGTTGATGATGGAACCAGAGTTTGGCCATGACTACCTCCAAGAGAAGTGACGCTGGTCGAGGATGATCGACGTGACATCCCCGCCCGCCGGATTGGCGAACGTGAACTCTTCAAGACGCCGGTAGACCCGTTCCGCGTCTTCACGCACTTCCTCGATAACGGCTCCACGCTTCCAGTTCGTATCCACGATGAACACCGAACCGCCACCGTTCGAGCAGATGATGCGTGGTCCGATGGTGTCGGGAAGACCCATGTTCACGTAGTAACGCATCGCCCCACCCTTCTCACTGCTTTCCGTGTGACCCGCATCTTTCAACTCCTCGATGTTCGTGACGGTGCCTTCCAGCCGATACGACTGGACGAACGAATTGGCGCGGGGCCGTTCCCAGGTGTCGTTCCCGTCCACCGGCGTCCAGGTGAACTTCCACTGACGTGTAACCATGGCGGCTCGCGCCTTCTTCACCTCCGCTTCACGCTTCGTCAGCACTTCGAGTTCGGCGTTGAGTTCCTTGCGACGTTCTTCGATGACGTGGAGTTCGTGAGTGAGTGTTGGCATTAGCGTCCATCCCAGTCTGAGAACGGTGTGGTGTAGCTGCGGTTGCCGCTGAGGTAGTTCACGGTCACGACGGATTCACCGCCGTCGCCGTCGGGTTCGTAGATGCGGGCCACGAACTCCTTGGTCACGATGATCGTTTCGAAGTCGTCTTGGCGAATCATCGCGAACGTGGCCGTCACCGGGTAGTAGGCCCGGTCGGTATCGAGGAACGGACGGAACGCGCCGAACGGTTCCTCCCGCTGTCGTCGTGCGAGTTTGTCGGTCGTCATGGCATCTCCTTCAGGCCGGTCAATTCCGGCGACCCGCCGAAATCTTTGGTGCCAGATTTCGATCTGACTCACCTGAGCTCCGCCGTTCGCCTTCTTGTCCGCCGGCTCGGGAGCCATCGGGATGGCCGTGAGCGCGACTCCACGCTCACCGCGCTCCTTCAGGGTCCACTTCGCCGCGATGGCGTCCTTCACGAACTGGTCGAACTTCGCCTGTGCCTTGTCCTCTTCCTTCAGGTCGAAGTAGTCGCGCCCCGTCTTCACCTTCTGACCGGGAGCGCGGTGACGGAACGACACCTTGAAGTCCTTCTTCCCCCTGTGCAGGGAGACCGTGAGGGTGTCGTCCATCGCGCAGGTGAACTTCGCCGTCTGATTCTTTACCATGCTCGCACCTTCTGACCGATGACCACCAGCGGAATTGCCGGTGGGTCTTGCTACGGAGCGGGCCATTAGTTCCACTCCGTATCCATGATGGCGATGAATGTGAGGCATTCCATCGCCGCCTTGAACGCATCCCGGGTGGCCGACGGGGCCGACCCGGAGTAATTGAACGAGTCCACGATCGTCCCGCGTGGTGCCAGATCCATCGGCTGTTTGAGAGACTGGTCGATGAACGGCTGCCGCACCACGAGGAAGTGCGACGAGTTGTTGGAAACGATGAGCGCCTTGCCGTAGTCCGTGAGCACTTCGGCACAGGGTTCATACTTCGAGATTTCGATGGATGTGTTCGCCATGAAGGCACCTCTACAGCGTGTAAACCGGGTTGAACAGCAAACGGAAGGCGTTCCAGGTCTCGCGGAGGTGGCCGCCCACCTTTTCTTCGACCCGTTCCGCCGGCCGCACCTTGTCCGCGAGCATTGCGTCCGCGTAGTTCAGGGACGCGGCCCGGCACTCCTGGCACGGTTCGTCATCGTGAGGCGGGTCTCCTGCGTGACGATGGCACGCGTGTGGTTCATGCACGGCGATAGTTTCTCGCCGTTCAGCGTAGTCTTCCTTCGAGACAAGCTCCAGGTCGTCGTGCTCGCTGCGGTTGAGGTAGAACAGCTTGAACTCTTCGCCGAGCCCGTCGTAGCGGACCCGGAGCTCGTAGAGTTTGTTGCCGGTCCAAGAGCCGCCGTCCTTCATCGTGTAGGACAGCGTCCAGTAGGTCGTGCCGGTCTCGCGGCTCATCGCGATCTCCGGCTTGTCGAATCGAGTCATAAGGCACCTCGTCAGGCCCGTCCATTCGGGCGACGCGACGAATCTGGATGGTGGCCAGATTCGTCGTGGGTTTCTAGCGCCGTGGGCAGCTGATGAGACCGATATGGTCCCAATCAGCAGGAATGAACGTGCCGGAGCGATACAAGAAATGCTCGGCTCGTTCACGAGTTTCGAACGTCGCAATCAGGTTCAGCGGTGCGACGCCTTGTCCGTTGTTCCAGTAGAGAATCCACGAGAGTTTCACAGGCCCTCCTTGAATGTTCCGTCTGGGAATACGAGCCAACGTCGCCGTTTCATCTGTCCTCCAGAATGCGACGTTCCATCTCGTCGCGAGGGTCGGCATATTCGACGCCGTCATCGTCACCCTTCTCACGCGGGTCTTGCTCGATTTCCACGTCGTCGTCATCCGGTTGGTCTTCGCCAGGATATCTCATCGCACGCTCCTAATCTTGTTGGCTGCAGCGGTTCGCTGCCGTTCCCGTGTCAGCACGTCTTTCCACTCCCGCGTCTCGGCCTCATGCGGCCAGATTTCCGAGAGCGCACCATACATCAGCGGCCGGAGCTCAGCGAGCAGCCCCGGATTGGTCACGAACAGCCGGAAGATCTCGGCGAACCACTCGTTCGTGTTCGCCGCGTAGCTGGTGATAGCATCTTCACCTGTTTCCCGACGCAGCTGCGCCGAGATGGTGCCGGATTTCGCACCGTGAGCCCGGTCCACGTGATGACCGAGCTCATGCGCGAGCACGCCATAGGGCGTGCGGTCGATGACGTAGCCAGGGAACGACCACGCCGGACCGCCCGTCCCGATGTGCGCGCAGCGCTTCACGGAGATGTGAATCACGTTGTTCCGGTAGTAGGCGCAGGTCCCGAAGAACGACGTATCTTCTTCGATGATGACCGGCGGAGCCACCTGATTCAGGTTGCACCACCGTTTCACGAGGATCTCACCCGCGTAGAACATGTCACGCTTGTTCACGCTTCACCTCCGTCCGGTCCACTTCGCGGAGACCGTCGTCATAGCGGTCGGTGCGATACTTCTTGTCGAGCCGAATCAAAAAGCAGTCCCCGTCGATTCCCTCGAGCACGCCGTGCTCCTCCGGCCAATCCTCCGTCGGGTTGGCAGGGAGCAGCACGCGGTCACCGTCTTTCCAATCTTTGGTGCCAGATTTCTTGGTCATCGGTCGTTCCTCGCTTCCTCAGCCCAGACCTTGCGTTGACGTTCGAACTCGTCCGCCGTCACCTGCTTCGCCCAGCGTCGCCAGCACGGCGTATGAGCTGGGACACCAAGATACCAAGTGACGCCGAACGGTTTTCCACAGATGGCGCAGCGACGCGGTTTCATCGGACTACCACGAGCCTTGCGAACGACGATTGACATCCAGACGGAGATCGGACAGGTGGTCGATTCCGTTGTCGACGTAGTCCAGCTTGTCCTCGAGGTCGCTGGACAGGTCGTGCAGGTTGTCGAGGCGACGGTCTTCCGCCTTGGACAGCGTGTTCACCGGGCTGTGGTCATCACCGGTCCGCGCTTCGAGCATCTCAATCTCGTTGTCGATGTCGACCATGAGGTTGTTCATCATGTTCGCGCCGAGGTTGAATGCCTTCATCGCCTTGTTGCGCAGCGCGATGCGAGCCTTGAGCGACATCGGGCGGAACTTTCGAGCGAAGCCGTGGTTACGACGAATGGACTTAGTCATTGGGAACCTCCTCAGGCCGGTTCATTCCGGCGATTGAGGGCGGATGGCTTGGTGCTACCATCCGCCCGATTTCTAGTTCCTGTCGAGCTCGACGAGTTTGCGAACCACATGCGGCCGGCCTTTGCCATTCACCAACTTCTTGGCCAGGACGTCCTCGGCGACCACACGGTCGTCGAACATGGCGACGTCGTCGGTCAGTTCCGGCGACCAGAGTATGTCGGTTGAGTCGTCGAGCAGATACGAACGCTTGGCTGCTCGAGCGCCGACGGGCACGAGGTCAGACACAATCACGTAGACGATGGACTTGTTCATCGCTTGACCTCGATGACCTTTGAACCAGGGAAGAACACGAGAAGTTCTTTGACCGACGAGAACTTCATCACACCAGCTCCACCAACCGAAACACAAATCTGTCGGCCTTGGCGGTAATACTTCAGAGTCAGAGTCTTGGCCATTAGTGAGCCTCCTGAGCAACGAGCCACCGAAAGGTGGCGAACCAGACAACCACACCGATGAGCAGGTAAGGCAGCAGCGTTTCCATTTCAGTGACTCCATTGGAAGTGCCCGGCGAATCCTTGGTGCCAGATTCGCCGGGCGAGGATGAACTACGTGAGACGCAACTCCTTGACCATCGCGTCGAACTGCTTCTTGGTGCAGAACGACTTCTCTTCGACGGTCAGCTTGTTGTAGTTGAAGTCGAGCTCGATGAACGAGTAGCGCAAGAACTGGCGAACCACGTTCACCGTGACCAGCGTGACCGGGTGAATCAGCACGTCGCCGGTGATAGGCTTCATGTTATCCACGCTTCACCGCCTTCAGTGTGAAGACCGCCCGGGAGTAGGAGCCGTCGCGGTATCGCTTGAACGGCTTGACCTTGACCACTTCGAAGACCTGACCCACGCGGAACACCTTGAGTTCGTTCTTGCCGTCGCGCGTCCAGGCCATCTGCACTTGAAACCGTTTCGTATTCATGGTGGCTCCTAGAAGTTACGGACTCGCTCGTTGTGCCGCCGAGCCACGACACGCGCCATCTTGTCGAGCAGACTCGACGGCTTGGGCAGCTGCGACTGGGACAGCTTGTAACATGTGGAGCAGAGACCCTCGCGGGTGGCCTTCTTGATTTCACAGCAGTAGCATTTCATGGGAACCTCGTCAGGCCCGTTCATTCGGGCGAGGCCAGCTGGCGCCAGCCTTTCTAGTTCCACGGCTTGCGAATCCGGTTGGGTGCCGAATTCGCGAGCCGCGTTGGCATTGTGTTGGCTTGTATGTGGAGGACTTGTTTGCTCTGAATCCCGTTCGCCTGGACCGGCATGCGCGAGTTTCATCAGAGTGATTCGTTACGCGGTCGTTCAGACCGTTTCGCCGTTCGCCCGAAAGCGTTTCATCCCTCAGTCCCGTATCCGCCGCGTTGCGCTCGCTCGTTGCGACTGCATGGTGCCAGATTCGCGAAGCGCGCAGGAGGACCGGCTATCCCGAGGATACCAGCACTCGACGTAGGTTTCTGGGAGGCTCTTGATTCCCTTACCCGGAACGCTTTTCAGCTCCACCGTTACGGTGGCCGGTCTCAGGGCAATTCGGCGACTCCCCGTCACCCACGCCCGTTCGGCCCTAACACGACGGCCCGAACTAGGCCAATTATACCGCGCTGCCAGGCTGCTTGCTTGCTGCGTGGTGCCAGACGCTAACTCCTTTACTATCAA